TCAAAGGGTTGCGAGCCGCACATTTGGCGCTTGGGCCATTCCTGGGGCATTCAAGAGCTTTTCCATCTCGCCCCAGTCGCCACTAGAGTTCAGCCAGCGGGCATAGGTCGAGAGCAGCATCTGGACGCTGTGTCCAAGCTGTTGGGCAATAAAGGCGGGATTCATGCCAGACATTATGCATATTGTCGCATAAGTATGACGGCAGTTGTACGGCGGCCGATAACGAACCTTGAGCCTTTCGAGTGCTGGTCCCCACTGTTTGTGCAGATCAGAGGTCTGTTTGATGTGCTGGCTGATTTTGGAAGGAGGGAAGACGTAGGGGAAATCCTTGATTGATCCGCTGCCGGCCTTCCGGCGCTCTGCGTACTTCTCTGCGAACTCCAGGGCATGCAGCGCTCGATCGTTGAGCAAGACGTACCGGTTTTTCTTGGTCTTGGTGCGTTCCTTGATCACGCCTTGGGCAATGGCTCGACAGACGTGCACTTGGCGCTTCACTTTGTCCACGGCATCCCAGCGCAGCGCAATAATCTCCTGCGGTCGCATGCCGGTAAAAAAAGCGAATTCAAAAAAGGCGGCGTAAATGGTGCTCGGCCAATGTGTTGTGCTGTAAAGCTCTGCGATGATCTTGTTTGCCTCATCCAAAGTGAGCGGGTCGGGCTCTCCCTTATTACGCTTCGGCGCGTCCAATAGCTCTGCCGGGTTCTTCCCGATGAGCTCCTCGCGTACCGCATCATCCAGGATAGTGCTCAGTCGCACGATGGCGTTGCGCTTTACACCAGGTGACGACCATTCGATCTCTCCTACAATATTGCGCAACGTCATGGTGCTGATCGCGCTCAGTCGAGTGAGTGCAAGGTGCGGCATCCAGTAGAGGTTCAGCACGCTCTTGTAGTTGAGATATGTGCCTTCCTCGATTTCCCTCCCGCGCAACCACGCCTGCGCATACTCCCCAAACAAAACCTCTTTGCCCCCGGTCAGTACAGACCCAGGGAACAATTCCGCATATTTCGCCTCGTCGAGAAGTCCATGTTTGATCAGGCTGACTACTTGATCTCTAAGACTGGTGGCAGCTTTGATCCCCGATTTCGTGGTGGGAAGCGTGAGGGTTTCTGATCGACGCTTACCGTCCCAACTAAAACGGATGCGGATAGCGTCGCCCCTGATTTCCAGCCCGGCGGGCAAACCCATAGGCTTTCGAGCCATTCGTCGTATCTCCTGATGCTGTACATTATTTGGTGACCGAACTTATTCCAGACCCCCTCCGGGATCTGCTTTCGACTTCGGCGGCTTTGCAGGGCTTTTACGGTGGTGCCAAGGCGAGTGGCCATTTGTTTTTCAGTCACCTTGTCCGGGTCTTGAGGCTGCAAGGCTTCATAAATCATGAGTGCTCCATGCCGCGCGTGGCGGCAGAAGGTGGTTATTGTGCTGGCCATCCCAATGGCAGGCCGTTATCGCGCAGGAGGTGGGGCGGTAGATCTTCTTGCATGCACATCGGGACGCTGGTCTGGGTGCGGCATGCGTGACAGCCAGAAGGCCCACCCCAGCAAGTCGGATGGATGCGTGGGAAGCCGCTTTGACATCTCAATTGGCGCTCGTCGTATTGCGAACATGCGATTCGTTCAGACATACGAATTCCTTGCCCGCCGCTCACCGGCAGACTTGTAGATGGATTGTGAAATCGGATGAAGGGTGAAAGGTAGGCTGAGCAGGCGAGCTAAGGTCTATTGGTTCGCCTCGCCAGTTGCGTACACGCTTTCTCCCCTGAAGTGGCTGGCGGGGCGAACCCTCATCGCCATTACTTCGCCCATGACAAGCTGATCAAGTGAGCTATTGTTTAAGCTTACGTCTCATCAGTTGCCGAATTCCTGTCCGGTTCATTCGGTGGCTGATGGGGCGGTTTTATTCACTGCTGCCCCTTGTAGCAGTACACGTAGGCGAACCAGGTGGGGGGCGATCATGGCGTCACCTTGATGTCGACATCGTCATGAATCCACTCGATATCGAGTAGGTCATCGTCATCGATCTGCGCCCCGCGCAAATCATCGCTGTCCACCAGTTCCGCGACCTCGTCGTCATCCATGTCTTCAATTACCTTTCGAAAATTCACGACCGCTTTTCCGGTCAGTACGACTGTTCTTTTCATTGGGCAATACCTGTCCTTGCCGCTATAGCGGCTGACTTGTAGTGAGTTTAAAAAAAGCTTTCGGTAAGGTTCGAGCGGAAAGGAGCAATATTTTATGTAACGCGGAGTTCTTTTATAAATTCTTTATGTATCGAGTCGGCCATATAGATCAATGAAGGTATTGCGCTTTCATGCATTTGTCTGAGCTGGGGTAGGAGTTTAAAAGCAGCATTATATTCTTCGTTTTCTTCGGTGCTAATGTAGGCTTGGTCCGCAATTCTTCTGTCGCATTCATTGCATAGTGAATTTGCCCGGTTGATTTCGTTTTTAAGGGTCTGCAATTTTTCACATTCAAGATAAAATAAGGCTAACCTTTTTGATAGGCGTTTCGTTACATATAAGCCGGAAGTCTTTACGGGGTGGGAGAGCTTTTTCAGTTCTTCGTGGTTAGAATTTGTGCCGTTTTTTCTAATGTGGTCATATGCGTCATTGAATGCGTCGTACAGGTTAAGTTGATATTCGTGAATCGCGATTAAGTTTGCCTTCTTGGCTGATAATGCCGATCTCCAAGCAAACCACGCGGAAAGGCAAGACACGCAGAACGCGAAAATTGCGATGACATTTGCCCATCCATCAGGGGCGAGCGCTGTAAGTAGTTTTTGCCAAAGGGTTGGGTCTTCTATAGGATTCAAAGACTTATACTCTGAACAAATCGTCATCCGTTGATGTTAGCTCAACCAGGGTACATCGCCAGCGCTGCGTATATGACCGCTGGGTGGCAGCGGGTAGTCAAGTAGTTGCGTCAGTAATTCAGTGGGCCGAGGGCGTCATAAAAATGGGTAGCGCTTCGGCCTGCTCGCGCACAGCCTTCATGCCCGCTTCGTCATAGCCCCAGATGTTGCTGTCATTGAACCGCTCAGGCCCTAGATAGCCGGGGTTCAGCGGATTGCCGGTGCAAATGTAATCCCGGAAGGCTTCGATCAGGCTGCGCAGCGTTCCGCCGTGGCTGAAGCCTCGCCACCGGCCACCCCATACCGTTTCATGCGTGAAGATGCGCTTCCCCGTGTAATCGTCGATGAACCAGACCTTGCCGCGTGCGTCGACTTCCATGCTGGCGTAGCGATTAACTGTCTCGCTGTAGAAAAACCGGCGGCCATGGCCTGCGATGATCCGGATCGCCTGATTGACCTGATCGCAGCGTTTACGCTTCATCCACATGCTGTTTTCCGAATAGCGGGAGCCGCGGTACTCCGGTTTCGGCTCGTAATCGGTGGGGCGGATCACGCAGGCCAGTAATTTCGCCCAGGTGTCGGCATTGTTTGGCAGACAAATCCCAAACTCCTTGGTGTCGTACTCAACTTCACAGGAGAGCCGTTCCACCAGATCCGCACGCACTGCAACGTTCGAGCAGCCGCTGTTGTAGTAGCCCAGATGCTCCAGCACCCGCGCTTCTTCATAAACGCCGGCGCTGGAAAGCTTCCAGCAGTAGCCACTGTCGTCTGCTCGCCAGAGCGTGATTGCCTTATGGCGGCGATGGGTGTGCTTCAGGCTCAGCACGATGAACATGCTCGCCGGTTTGTTTTCTGTGGGCATGGGGCGTCCTATGCCGGGGCATGCCCGGGCGGTTGAATTAAGAGCTGCGTTGATACAGGCTGGCCGCAATCCACTATCCGAAGGAAAAGCAAATGCTCAGCACGGAAGAGTTCATCGAGAAGGCATTCAGGATCGCCAGAGAACTAATGGAAGATCCTGATTGGGCGAGACACATTGATGGCGTAGACGATCGCTTTATCCGTTTCAAGAACGGTAAAAATGTTGGGCCTAGCAAGCTGAAAGAGATGCATCCAGGACTACTTGAGGCTGGGATATCGGAAGAGGCCGCTGGCTCGATCATCAAGAAAGCCACCAAGGGCCAAAATTGCGCGACAAAGCCTATGCGCGAGATTGCTCGCCGGATGCGTGCTGAGTAGCTAGGCGCAATGTGTGACGACAGGTCAGGCGGCGAGCCGCTGGTATAGCTCGATAATCTCGGCAGCGTTGGCGGCGACCAGTGCCTCGGCTTCGTCCGGACAGACGCTGTTGCCGATCAACCGCACCTGGTCGGTCTTGTTGATGTCGCGCCATTCTTCAGCGCCGGTCACCGGGTCGACGAACAATCCCCGATCGATGATGTAGTCCTTGTCGAAGCCCTGGGCCGCCTTCAGCTCTGGCGGTTGCAGCATGCGCAAAGTGATATCCACCAGCACGTAGCCGCCGACCATGACCATCTCGGCCGGGTCTTTGAAGTGCTCCGGCAGATGCTCATGCATGAACGCGGCGCAGCGGCGGGCGCCTTCCATTTGCTCAGGGGTCAGCGTATTAGGCACTTGCACGACCTCCACCAGTGCAACCCGGTCCTTGGTGGGCAGCGTGTGCATCGGCTCTGTAAGCGAGATCCCGTCTTTCTCGTTGCCGTAGTACTTCACCAGGTAGGCGTTGATCAGGCGCTGATTGGCGCCGGATTGACAGATGGTCGACAGCGGCGAGTCGGCGGCGCGGCCGTCTCCGTCGTAGAACCCGCCGTTTGCCTGCTCGAAGAATGCTGCGGATACCGCGTGATGCCCGGTGCTGGTGGCGACGACGCCGAGCGGTCCGGCAACATCGGCGCCGACGGAGCCTTTCCGCAATGTCACCATGTTGGCTGCGACGAGTGCTTGCTCACCTCGGTTGGCGCCAGTGACGGTGCGGGCCGGCTCATCAAGCGAGTACCCGCTCCGGTCGCCGTGGTGGGTCAGATGGGTAAGGTGACAGGCAGCCATCGCGAAGTGCCCACCCTTCACCTGTGCGACCTGCGTGCGCAGCGGCTCAACCGCGCTGAAGTTGCGCTGCGAGGACCCGTTTGCGCACTCGGTGAGGAACGGTGCTGCCACCGGCTGCACCAAAGCGTGGTGTGTGCCGCCGGCGCTGATGGTCGATAACGCCTCGTCGATGCCGTGGGTGCTGGTATGCGCTTCAGATGTGCCGCGCATTGGAACAATGAATGGTTTCGCGCTGGTCAGTACGTGTCGCCAACAGCCCTTGGCCACGCGGCGCATGGTGTTCACGGCCATCGGCTTATCACGGAAGATCGTGCGGCCGAGATTGCTCCAGTCGATACACTCGGCCGCGGTACGCCAAGGTTGCTGCTTTGCCGTAGGCACTTTGTGGCGTGTTGGTGCTGGCCAGACAATTGGCTTTCCGTCACTGCGTGCCACCAGGTACAGACGTTTGCGAATGGTTGGGGCATTGGCGTTGGCGGCAATGCGCTCGCGCCATTCGACGTTGTACCCGAGGCCGCGCACCAGCACTTCCTTAGGCACAAAATCGCCAATTGCTTGCAGAATCTCCGGCATGTCCGGGTGATCGGCGGCGAGGCCGGCGCTGAGTGCAGCAATGAATGCCTTGAAGGTCCTGCCGCGCTCGGCCTTGATCGGTTGGCCGTCTTCGTCGATCGGACCCCAATCGCAGAACTCTTCGACATTCTCCAGGAACATGAGGCGCGGCCGAGTTGCATGAGCCCAGCGCACGACTACCCAGGCCAATCCGCGTACACCGCGATCGCGTGGTGCACCACCCTTGGCCTTGCTGTGATGGCGGCAGTCAGGTGATGCCCAGAGGATGCCAACCGGCTGTCCACCGGTAGCAAGAACCGGATCAACTTCGAACACGTCAGCGACGTAGTGCGCTGTATGCGGGTGGTTGGCCCGGTGCACGGCAAGGGCGATCGGGTTGTGGTTGACCGCCACATCTGGCTCCCGGTAGGCCCGGGCAATGCCGGTGCTGGCGCCACCGCCACCGGCGAACAGGTCCACCACCAGTTCTTTTTGGAAGGGCAGGCCCATGCTTTGCTGGCCATGGATTAACGGGGGTGATTTCTGGTGTGCAGACATAGAGGATCCTTCCGGGTCATGCCCGGGCGGTGGAGTTATTCGTAGAGGCGGGGTATTGGTTAAGATGAGATACGGAATAGGGCCGAGGAGGGCTCAATGATTGACAAGCATAAAAAAATAATTGGAATTCCAGAGGGCCATAAGCTAGTCCGCAATGACTTTGAATGGTTGGGACCGGATAGCGAGCAAGATACCGAAGTGCACTATTACGAAGAGCTCAATGCTTTAGGCGAACCAGTCAGGAAGTACGAGGTTTCTGTGGTTACATCAATGCGTCCTCCATACGGAACCAGAACACACATCTCTATAGCTGGCTGACCAAATGGTGTCGGACGACTTCCCGCGCCTTCTGGTTGGTGTTCGGAGGAGTAGGTGAGAGCGGGTCACAGCGATACTTCGCCAGTATCGATCTTGCGAAGTTCGGTCACCTCGATTTTCTGGGTGCCGTCGGTAATAACCCAGCAGGGCAACTCAAGGTTACGGAAGGTGCCGTGATAGCTACGGTACGCGCCGAGGGCCGCCTTGCGGAAGCAGTCCGCCGCAACCTTGCCAATCGGCATTGGTTGCCCCCCCCCCTAGAAGTTTCAAATCAAACAAAACAGCCTTTTCAATTCGCTTGGCGGCTGCTCGAATGGTGTTTGGCGAGAGCCTGAACTCCTCCGCGACCTCGGAAACGTGCTTGTAGATAAGCGCATCGTGGATCTGCTGATCACGGGCGCCGTTACGCAGGCCCGCATAGATGATTGCTTGCATGGGTTATCTCCAGGCAGACGCCGGCCTCGCCGGCTGGCGTGATTCAATAAAGTGCGAATTCGGGCTACGCTTAAAACGTCAGTTTGAGGCGTGTTTTATGATTGATAGCGAAAACAAGGAGTTGGGAATGTCGGATTGCGCATATTGCGGTTTAACGATGGACTTCGTTCCCGATAATGACAGGCAACGGTTCGAGATACAGTGTGAGCACTGTCACAAGATCAACATCGTGAGTTGGAAAATTTGGCAGACAGGCGTTTGGTATACAGGGGTTAAGCAAGACTAAAGCGCAGCAAGTGAGTCAGTCGCCGCTCTTGGTGGCTGGCGTGATTCGTTGAAGTGAGGTATTGGTTGATGGTTAGGTATAACGCCGAATAAAGGAGGTCGCGATGAGCTACAAAACCAGAGTCGCCTTTACGGTCAAGGAGACCGTCGACGGGCTACCCTTTCTGATTATGGAGTTTCAAGACGACATTCCAGGGCTTCCGGTTGATCCGCCCTTTTTCGATCTGAGAGAAGGCGCGACCATGGAGGAGGCAGAATTGGTTGCTGAATTTTTGAACGCTAGAATCGCCTCCTATCGCCCGTTCCCTATGATTCCAAAGGATGTCTGAGTGATAGATTTCGCTCAGCGCAATAGGTGAGGTCGAGCTGCACCGCCTGATGCGCGCTTTCGCCGTGCGGCAGGCACGCCAGCTCCTGCCGCGCCGCCTCAATCTCTCCAGTGTGGCGTCCGCGCTCGCTATCGATGCTCACCGCAGAACCGTCTGGGCGGCGAATCTTCCGTAATCCGCGCTGCCCATGCTCAACGGTGTAACCAAGGCGCCGCCATAGCCCGTTTGGGCTTTCGAATTGTGGGGTCAAGGTTATCTCCAGGCAGGCGCTGCCCTCCGTGATCGGTGGTGGCAATTTGATTTTTTTTGGTGTCTGATGCTTCAATTAACATTTGATGCATTGATGGGATTGGTTAGAAATGGATAAAATTCTACTGACAGCGTTCTTGACAGCGCTTGCGGGCTTTGTTACTGCGGCCTTGAGTATCGTAAAACTAGTAAATGAAAAAGAAAGCAAAACAACGGAGTTTCGCCAGTCTTGGACAGACTCTGCGCGTAAAGCACTGGCAGATTTAATCGCTAAAATCAACTCTCAAGCAAGCGTTACAACTGATACTTGTCGTCGATTTAAAAGTTTTGAAAAACTTGGAACCTCCAAACCTGAGTCTGACGAAGCAAAAGCGTTCAAAGCCGATAATGAAAGCTTTATGCGTGGGGCTTGGAAGGAAAGTCTGGATGCATCTAGGATACTGACGCAGGATATATATCACTCTTATGCAACGGTAAAGCTGCACTTCAAGCCTTTTGACAAAGACTTTGCAATCGTAGAAAACAAGGTTGAACATTGCATTCTTAAACTGAAAGAGATGCGGGCAGAGAAGGATATCGAAAAGGTTTTGGTGATGCGTGAGCAGGTACATGCTGCGGCTGATGAAATATCAGGCGCTGCCAGACATCTACTCAAGAATGAGTGGGAAACGGTAAAGCTTGGAGAGCCTGCTTATAGAAAGACTCAAAAATGGTCGGTTTGGGTATGTGTGGTGATGCTATTCATTTTGTTAGTAATTGGTATTCATGCCGTTGTTTCTTACTCGCAAAGTGAAAAATTCACCGCTCCACACAAAATAAATGAGGTAGTAGAAACTCAGCGCAAACCTGAATCTGCCCCTGTTGCTCCTTGATCAATTTACCGGCTCTGTCTCGTCACCTGGATCGCGCGCCAGCTCGGCCATGCTCTGCTCATGAAATGCTTGCGACGCCTTTTCTGAAATCTCATAAGGTGTCGTGACATTTCGAAGCATCCAGGCCGCTGTCTTATGGTCCGCAGCGATCAGCGTTCTCAGCAGCCGCTGGTGTATGTCCTGCTGATTGTTGATGCCTTGCTCCTGCATCACTCGCTTGACGTCAGGCTTGAACACACCAGCGACTTCAACCGTAAACTTCTCGACGCCCAATGCGGCGTCCCTGGCTGCCGCTTTCTCGCGCTTCTTGCGCTGCTTTATGGCTTCCGCCGTCGGCTCCTGCTGCTGTACCTCGGCCATGACTTACCTCTTCTATCCCACTGGCCGGCAATGCCAGCCAGGTTTGTCGTTTGCGTTGTTGAACTCGAAATCGTCTCACGCTGCTACCTTCGCCTGATGCCAAGCACCGACTGAGGCGAATAGCGCGGACAGTTGTGCTTCGGTGATAGGCACGACACCGGGGACGGCAAGCCAGCCCATGCCGACAAGATGGTTCGGATTGCAGTCGTCTTTCACCTCGTTGTAGAAGTGCTCAATGACATCCGAGAGCCTTTCGACGAAATGGACACCCGCCGGCCTGATGTCGATTGCCTTGATGTATTGGGCGCCGTCGTGGCGAACACAGATCCCCGCGATGTAGATCGTCCAGCGGTGCGGGATATCGCAAAGAGCGTCGGCAACCTGCTTCGACAGTATCTGTTTTCCGTTTTTCCAGTGGATCATGATCTGGAGGCCGCTCGGGTCGATATTGATGACTGAGGCATGATTGGTGCCGAGTAGGGCTCGCATGCTGCGCTCAATCTGGAGTTTTCGATTGCACGGCTTACGTTTGCTCATAGTGAATCCGCCATTTTGCGCAGTGTCTGACGCTCGGCCAGGTTCAGCCTCCGGGGTTTGCGCTTCAGCACCGTTTCAGGATCAATTTTTGTGGAGCGGGGCGGTGGCAGCGGATTGCGCGGCGGGCTTTTCAGTTGAGCGATTTGCCCGCCAGCTGCCAGGTACTGGGCGACACGGTCTGATATCGACTCGGCGTTCTGCCGTTGTTGCTCGACCAGACTGAGGTGGTTGCTGATCATGCAGCCTTACTCCGCAGCTTCGCCTCATACCCGTCCACCAGAAGCTTGAACTGCCAGAGGTCTTCTTCGAGCTTTTCGATGTAGTCGTCATCGCGCTTGAACTCTTTCCACCAGAGCTGGCGACCAACCACCCTCAGGTCCGGGCAGTACATCCCGATGTGCCACCATTTGCGCCCGGTGATCCACATACAGCCTTGGACTTGGTCCATGATTTCGCTGGCATCGTTGTCGATGTGGAACGAGCGGAGCTTTTCCGGCGCGAGGAAGCACTTGTATTCTGCGCCGCCATCTTCGCCGATGAAGCCGTCGGCACTGGCTCCGAACACACCATCATCGGTCTTGACCAGCCCCACCTGAGTAACCATCAGGCCAGTCTGGATTTCGTGCTCCATCCTCGCCTCAGGTTCCAGTTCGTGCCCCCGGCGCATTTGCCAGGTTTCAAAGCCGTTATCCAGCGGCTTGCCACCGATCCGCTCAACGGCAAGGCGGAATGCGTAATCCAAAGCCTTGGCAGTAGGCTCGCCCTTGTTTGGGCCTGACTTCAGGCGAGCTCGGGCGTCGCCGAACATGCTGGCGGTGATAACGCCGGCCCGCTCCTGGTGCCAAGCCTCTGAGCCCTGGGCGCAATTTACGATAATCATGCTGACACCTCCTCAAATTCGACTTCTTCGTCTGTGCCTGCATCGCCAACTGTTTCGGCGTCAGCCACTGGCTCAGGTTTCGTTTCGGCGGACTTCAGTGCTACACCGCGAGCTCCAACAGCCACCTTGAATGCCTCGTAAGAGGTCATGTCTTTGACTTCGTTGATGGCCGATACGCCTGCCTTCCAAACCTCTGTCAGGGCTTCCGGTGTGGCTGCTGCATTTGCCTGGGCAATCCAATGCTCAGCCAGCGCTGGGTCGTGCGGTGCCGGGGTGGGCTTTTGGTTTCCCGACTGCGTCGACTCCTGCGGCCGCAACTCTTCCGGCAGGTCTTCAATGTCTTGCGTGAAAATGTCCGAGGCTGCGGTGACGTTGAGCGTCATGGCTATCATGGCGCGCTTGCATGCCATCTTGAGGATGGTGTTCGCCAGGTCTGCCGGCTCGGTGCGGATCTGGTCGGCGGTGTTGCCGTTCTTGTAGTACTTTTTCCGGCGCAGGTTTTCCGGGGTGGCGTCGAGCTCTGCCTTGCAGATCACGCCTCGCCATTTGTATTTCTCTTCGCTGGATGAGCACTCGCCAACGCCTTCGCCGAGGGCTACGCCGGAGATCTGATGGCGACCCACGCATGTGACCCGGTAGCGAGCCACGCCTTGCACAGACAGGTCTTCGATCTTGTATTCCTGGGCAACCCTGAAGGTCACGCAAAGCACTTCGGCGCCAGGCTTGTAGAGGGTTGGCTTTTGAGTGCCGGGGATGGTGCCGTAGTGGGTTTCGCGCTTCATGATGCCTTGCATCACTTCTTGCACCAGGTTCACTCGCTGGCGAATCTCGACCGCCGAGAAGCGGTGTGTTTCCGCCGCGGTGAGGCCCGAGGCCTCCCGTGCTGGCATCTGTATGATCTCGTTCATGGCGGCCTCAGTATTGAATGGTGATGGCAGGGATCTTGCGCTGAGCGATGAGGACGACAGCCTGCTTGGCGCATTCCTCTGTCATCCCGCCAGCGACGAAGGCGTCCAACGCAGCACGGTTGATCTTCATCTTGTGAGCCTTGTCGACCTCGCGGGCTGCTGCTTGGCGCAGAATCTCGTCAGCTGCTGCGTTCTGGCGGGCGACCTCAGCGAGACGGGCTCGCTCTGCGGCTTCAGCCTGGCGCGCTTCCGAGTTAATGCGCTCTTGTTCGGCGCGCTGCTCGGCGGCGATTCGATCCGCTTCGGCTTGGGCGATGGCTTGCTGGTGGCGCAGCTCGTCATCAGCTTTCTGTTGAGCTGCGCGCTGTTCTGATTCGATCTTTTCCCGCGCAGCCTGGGCAGCGGCTCTTTCCGCCTGCTCGGCGGCAAATTTCAGCTCCAGTTCCCGGCGATCTGCGGCAGCCTTTGCCTCAGCTTCACGCTTGGCTGCTGCATCACGCTCCGCCTGGGCGCGCTGCTCGGCTTCGCGTCGAGCTCGCTCTTCTGCCTCTCGGGCGATCTGAGCTTCCCGATCACGCTGGGCCTGTGCTTCAGCCTCAGCGCGCAGCCGGACAAGTTCGGCTTGCTCGGCTTCGTACTTGGTACGCTTTTCAAGTGCAGTCCGCAGCATGGCCAATGTGTCAGCTTTCAATCGAAGCGCCTCAGCTTCGTGCTCGCCCAGCCAATCGCCGTCGATCACGATGCCCTCAAAGGCTCCGATGCTGATTTTCAGGTATTCGGAATCGGCGGTGCTGATGATTTGCGGGTCAAGACGAAGCTCGCCAACCCAGGCTTCTATCTCTCGTTTCTTGTTAGCCTCAGCCGCTTCCCATTCAGTCAGCGGCCTCCTGACTTCCTCTTGCCATGCTCCAAGCAACTCGCGAACACGCTTGCGCTCGGCGTCGATCTTCTTCGGCACATCCTTCAGTTCGGCGACGAGTTCTTTGCCCATAGCGTCGAGCTTTGTTTTCGATGTGGCGAGGTCGTATGCAATCGATCGGTACGCGGCCTGGCCCTTCTTGGTTTTCACGTCGGGCGCCGAGGCGTTGAACTTGTCGATTTCTTCCCGAACGCTTTGCAGGTACGGGTCGAGACCGTTAGGTGCGCTGAATACTGCCAGGGCTACTTCTTTGGCTGGCAGAATGGCCAGTTGCTGTTCTGCGGACATAAGGAATCCTTGCCGCGATGCACGCAGCGTTTGAAAGTGTGGGGTTACTGAGTGATCTGGCCGGAGTAAGCGCTTGCCAGCATCCAGGCAGCGAAAAACAGAAGGGTGATGGCAGAGCCGCGCCAGAACCAAAAGCGCTTGGCGCGTTGGTAGGCGGTCATGGCGAGCACGCCGGTAAGCTGCTGTAGCAGTAGAACCGGCGATCCGAGCCGTCGTCGTAATTCACCTCGCCTTGGGCGCCGCAGCTGCATGCGGCGATCTCTGGCTCGCGATCTTCCGGCTGTTCTTCGCGCTGACAATTCTTGCCGCCGCAATGCGGGCATTCGGTGTGGGTCAAGTTGCCATACGGCCCCATCCACCGGATTCCGAACTGGCCGCAATTACCGCAAATCATGGTCATGACCTTGCCCTCACGGCGATTCGCCCAGCCTTAACAGCTTCAACAAGCTTTGGCGGCAGCGCGGACACCGGCAATTCGCGGGGAAGGCCTGCGCCGATGACCGCTAGGCTGCGTTCGATCTCGTCGAGCTGCTCGTCGATCAGGGTTTTGATTGGTGGTGTGGTCATGCTGCTACCTCTTGCTTGATCGATGCGTTGTAGTCGGCGTAGATCTGATCAATGCGCGCCCGGTAACAGCGATGCTCCTCCTCACTGATTGCGTGGAGCAGGAAGGCGAGGGTGATGGCTGAAGTCGCTGCAGCGCTGGCGTTCGGCTTGCCGAGGTCGCGGATCATGTCGTTGATTTCACCCTCGATCCATTTGACGGCTGTCTGATGGTCTTGCTGTTGCTGGCTCATGCTGCCCACCTCCGCCGGCGTTGGTTCGCGTCGATCTCAATCCACAGGGCGGTTTCGATCTGCGGTCCGTACTGCTTGGCCAGTAGAGGCAGCAGGTGCCGTTCGACATCCATTCGGGCGCCGTCTTCGTCGTAGCAGATGCCTGATACCAACTTGAACTCCAGTTCCCGGGAGCCCTGCGCATCCCAGTCGCTGTCCCAGCTGCTCGGGCAGGGTGGCGTGTTCTCGCAGTAGGTTACCTCCACCTGGAGGACAAAGCCTTCAACAATCACTTCGTAATTCATGGTCGCCTCCAGAGTGGCGGGGTTAGGCGGTGTGCAAGAAGGCGCGGGAGGCGAGCATCGCGTCCGCCATCTTGTAAGCGGCTTTGGCCGTGTGATGCTCGGCATCGTCAAGGCCGAAAAGGCACGGCGCAGCGGCGGTAGAGATCAGTGCCTGCATTGCTTTTGCTGCGAAGTAATCACGGACGGTGACGCCATACTCGCGCCCGGACCGATGATCTGGCGCGGAAGGAAATGCTGCAGCCTGACCCGCTGTCATCGCATCGTCGTAAGCGAGTTGAGCGCCTTCGATCTGGCGGTCCATTTGGCTTGCCATGTAATCCATTGCGAATGCCTCAGTGAAAACCGCATTGGCCAGATGCCAGGCACGGGTGACCAAACCCAGCCGTGAGACTGGCCTGGCGTCTGCCGATGCGGTTTTGATTTGGGGGAGGGATGCAGGCGCCCGGAGCTGCCCGGGATGCGTCGAGTCTGGCCAGCTATGCCCTCGGACTCGCCTGCGGTACATCGTCGTCATTTCGGTTGGGCCTACCGGAACTCCGGTTGATGCGCGGTCACATCGTCGGCCCTGCTGTCCGCTGCCTGTATGAGTGTTGGGCGCAGACTTCAGGCTTGCTGCGCCACGCGGGTGGAGCGGTTACTGGTACATGGGTGCAAATCCTCCGTGTTGAGTTGAACTACCGAGAAATCCTCGGCAGTTGGTTTTGCAGATGGCCGGAGCTGATTCCGGCATGACTATCAGGAACCTAGTTGACACCGGAGTTTCACCGGGGCGAAGGCTTCAGTTCCTGTTTATTGGCCTTGGCGCTGGACACTTGGGCGCTTACTCAACAATGTTTCATCCAACCATTCCCGCCTACCATCAGGTCTTACACTTGCGCATCAGCCTGCGCATTCACCTGCTTGCCGGTGACGTCTCCGGCGCGGGCTTTAACCGCCGTCTTGCTGTCCGTGCGCATTAGCCTTGCGCGAGAGGTGATGCAGGTGTCCAGCGTCTGCTGGGTTGGCTTCCGCATCGGGGTGTGATCTGTGACTACTGCTGGCTTCTGTTTGCGGCTACCGGCGCCGCACCGACTATTTGTGCACTCAGCCACAGCGTTTTCATTCAGATCACACCCCGATGCGCTGTCATAGAGAGGATCGGGCAGTTAACGACAGGCTGTCGTTGCGCTGGTTGTTCAGAATGGTTCTGGGGCCGTATGATCTGAACTAGCGCCCTAATTTGGCGTTGAGACTCACACCCTTTGAAGGACATGAGCATGGAAAAGCACTTCGGTAATTCAGGCCTATTCAAGGCTGCTTCGTATAACAGCGACAAGCTCTTGGGCAGCGGCACCGCTAGCTGGGAGCTGAAAAATATTGCGCTTAATACGAAGGAGTTTTTGATATGTCCAAAGAACTACTCGGAGTTTCTGCTCTAGGGTTGATGGTGATTGGCGAGTTTTGTGCAATCTACAGTGAGGTGGCGACCGCTAAGCTTGCCCAAACAGAAAGTGGTTCATGGGAAGGGTTCGTACTTCCTGTTGCGCTCATGTGTTTTGCGGGATTTTGTCTGTTGGGCGCTTATTGGTTAGGGTACGTTGCTGTCGGTGATATCTGGATCGTCACCGTGGTTTCAGTGACTTCTTTGTTGCTTCTTGAACCCTTGGTGGTCTGGGCTCTGTTTCATGAGACACCAGGACGAGGCGCACTAATCGGATTCGTGCTAGGTGCCCTAGGAATGCTTTCCACTGTATTGCTTTAATGTTGCCCGCTGGCCCAGCAACCAAACGCTGGGTCAGCTCCTCGCCGGTTGGTGTGGCACTTTTTTCAGACCGGGAATTTGAATCCGGCGTCTTGGAGTGTCTTCAATCGCTCACAGAGGGCAACGTACTCCCTGAGTTCGGAGAGGCTTTTTGCATCAAGATTTGATTTCAGCTGCTTGATAGCCTGGGTGATCTCCGCGGTCTCGCGAGTAACGGCCTGCCTGAAAACTCGAAGTTCTTCGATATTCTCTTTCTTGATTTCTTCGAAAATTGCCTTGGAGCCGATGACGTTGCTGTAAGACGCTGCAAGGCTCTCAACTGTTTGGTCGACCTGCTCCTTAAGCTGGATGCTTTTCTTCAGCATCTCTTCGAAGTTCGATATCTCGGCCGAGAGGAAGTCTTCTCGCGTGATGTCTTTCATTCCAATCTCCGGTTGTTTTCCCAATGCACCCGTCACCAGGTGCATCAGTGAAAATTTCCGCTCGTACTCATCGCGCTCAGCGACTGGCCTCTCGCGCGGTAACTCTTCTGGCTTTTCGGTACAGGGTTACTCGCCACCCTGGAAGGCATTGGTGTCACTGCGTCGCACTGTGCCGGTGAAGCACCTCATCTTGGCTCCGGCAGGGAGTCCTAACAGCGCAGATCGATTGCCACTGAATCCAGAAACTTCGGCAGGTCGATCTGGCCCGGTAACCAGATCCGGGCGTGGTTCAGTTCCAGAGCTGAAATGGACAGGTGCTACTATTCGGTCTCCAAGGGAGGAATTTCGATGGATTTCGATTTGCTTACGTATGAGCTGAAAAAGGCGTTTGCTCAGCTGGACGTGGCTGAAAAACAGGAGGCCGCTAAGGCGGAAAAACTTCAGCGCAAAGCCGAGCGTGCAGCCCGTCGGAAGGCTGCAAAAAAGAAACCAGCAGCCCCTAAGGCAGCTCAGCAGCTGCCAGCAAAAGCAGCGTGTAAAGATTGCGGCAAGCTGACAAATCCTGACCCTGAGCTTTACTTCATTCCCGTGCAGTGTGGCCACTGCATGGAACTCTCAAAGTTCATCGATTTGGGAATACACCCAAGAAGGCCCGTCGAATTTTCGTCGGTTCGAATCATGCAAGGTGGCGCTCCAGGTTTGGGAAAGCGCAAATGAGCAAAAGATCGGAATCTCACGCTCAGCTGATTGATCGTCTTAGGCGTGTGCTTCAAAAGATGCAGCGGAGCCTGGCTGAAATGCCTCCCGGCAAGGGGGCAGGCTTAGTTCTTGAAATACATGCTATGGAGCAGCGCATCAAACGCGAGGAACTGCATTCAATATCTGGTTTTCGTACACCTAGAAGGCCGGTCCAAGGCGGAGCTCCGGGATCTAACCGTCGAAAGTGATGCTTTCCGCAAAGCCCTTTCCAAGACTTTCTGGAGAGCATCCGGTCCACACTTGGCGGACCGGCAGTCTCTACTCCTTGCATAGGTCAACGGTCGCTTTCCCGTCCGTGACTTTCCAGGCGCCCGTTAGGGCCAAGCCGCTGTACTGATCACCACGTAGCTTCCCCAGCTACGCCCTCCGAATGAGGTCTCCTATGCCCAGCGCCGACATGAGGTCGAATCGCTGCGTACCGTTGCGCGGTACGTCCGCTGGCTATGCATCGGCCAGCTCGGCGTCCATCAGGTTGTTAAAGAGCGTTCCGGTTGCCCGAGGCCTCTCGGCCCTTCGCAGTGGCTGTGTATCGCTGCGATGGGTGAACATTACCTGTGGGTAACATTATTCGTCAATACCTATAGGTAATGTTTTGGCCGATAAAAAACCCGCTCAGGAGCGGGTTTTTTTAAAATCTACTATTAATCAGATAGTTATGCGTCTGCCAAAATCATTTTGGCAAATGGCATTGCTGCCTCTGATTGCCCGATGCTGCCGTCGGCAAGGATGTAATCGACGCCCATCTTGCCAGCGGCAAACTCAAGCTCAGTCGTATAGGCCATGAACGTGTCCTCTTGCTGGTGAGTCAGTTTTCGATCTGGCGTCCACAGACCCAAAACCAGCTTATCTTTTGAGTGACCGATGCTTACATCTCGTAAAGCAAGAAGTTGATTGATCTTTCGATGCGCCGCGTCACGTTGCTGTGAGTTGGATGAAACGGTCATATCCAGGGACGTCAGATTTATAGCCAGGTGAGTGCCAACATAAGAAATCGGAACCCTGGCTCGACCGCCATAGAGATCCATCTTTGGGTTGAAACGAACCTTCATACCCTCTCGCGACGCCAAAACGATTTGGCGAATTGTCTCCTGAAACCTGCTAAGGGACCGATCCGCGACCTCACCATTTGATGAGTCGTTTGCCTTGGCGCTGAAAAGTGAGCAGTGAATCAAGGCAGACTTGATGATCGCTTCGATTGAAGTGTTTTTCGTCCTGGTAACCTTCCCTGTGAAAACACCGCTCATGTCAGGCTGCCACCCCTGAAGACTACCGCCCGTACTGAGGTAAGCTTGCAGCTCAGCGTTGACGCTACCCGCCAAGTGCAGGAGATGTTTTCCATAGCGGCCAAAGACCTTTTCGAGCGGCTCTGAAGAAAGCGTACTAATTACCCTTGGGGCAGACCCGTCATCTGGCACGATTGCCACACCAGATGTAATCCTCTCACCAGAGAAACTGATTGGCTCCAGGTGCACGGCCATCCACCGCGCACCAACGAGCTGACGCTTATTTCGCGAGCTTAGGAAAGCCCCTGCGGCGTCAAAGACAGATGCCCCAACTGTAGGCGATTGCATAATAAAGGCACCGTGTGTTTGATTCGTTCACGCAAGAAATCAATGATCTCCTGCCGGTCCGTGGCTGGGTCAATTTTGGCGAAATGTCCGTCTTTGTCTAGGTCATCAAGGCAAAGAGTTGCACATTTGTTAACGACAAGGTGGGCTTTCTCGAGAATTCGGTTTCGCACGGACTCATCCCAGTCATTGACCTTTCCATCAACGAGCAGGTTCCGAACCTCAATAGAGGGATTGTCTAGCCCCCACAAATCCCAGTACGTTCCGGTCAGTGCGCGACCATGGTCTATCAGCCAGAACTCCTGCCGTCCGGGTGAATAGATGATGTTTCCCATGTTGCGATCGTCGTTAGCGATTAGCTCGTCGAGGGCGATCGTACCATCGAGGTCGAACTGTTTCTCCACAGCTTTTACGAACGCGAGGGATGGATTTTTCAATGCCCGCTCTAGGCTGTAACTACGACTGCCGGCCTGTTGGCTGGCGAAGCAAACCATCAGCCCCTTGCCCTGGTAGCTTGATTCAAATTCCTCCGGAATCTCTGCAGTGTCGAGGATCACTATGAAGGGCCTAGGAATTTTCATGCCCAGGGCGCGCCCGACTTGGGCGGCCGTCAGCTCGGCAATAATCTTCCTTGGGTCCAGGCTCAGCTTCACATAGCCGGTAACCGTTTTGCCTTCCATATCAAGGAGTTCGGCCTTGTATGTTTCGCCATCATTCCCTTCGCTAACGCGACCAAGGATGGTGGTGACATCTGCCTCGCCAATAGGCTCGAGGCTACTCTTTGCTGAGCTGTTCAAATCTGGCTGCAATCCCTTCGAGTAATACCAAGTCCGCTTCTTTGAGTCGTCCACCTAAAGCGGCTTTTTCAATGCGCCTAAGCGCGTCGAGACTTCTTGGAGTGGCTATTCCTTTCAGACTCTGTAGGACTTTCATATTCTCGCCATCAAGGTGACTGTCGGATGTAGGCGCTGGCATATCCGCCGGACTTGAGCTCAGCGGCTCATCCATCGCATACCTAGGCAGACCTAGAGCCTCCTCGATATGCCTGGCGAAATCTTCACCAATCTTTTTGCGGTTTTCCGGCGCAATTGTCTTCGACAGGCAGCGTGCGATATAGCTTGGGCTTTTGCCAAGAGCATCAGCGATCCGGACCTTTGCGCCCTCAAAACGCTCGTCCATCAAGTGCTGCAGGTTTGCTTGGCGAATTTCTGAAATATCCATTTGCGGATCATCGTGCTCTGTTACCAAAAGGTAAATTCCCTATAGGTATTGCCTTCATGATTACCTGCGGGTAATAATCTTGGCGTCTAGAAGGAGGTTCCCTATGCGGAGCAAAAATCTAAGCCTGCTTGCATGGCTCAAAACAGCAACTGATGAGCAGGTTGAGGGAACCGGTACGACTCGGGCCTACCTTCGACTGATTGCTTACGGACACAAAACCGCGTCTGCCGAAATTGCCGCTCGCACCGAACAGGCCACATCTGGCGCAGTTACTAGGCGCGACCTGCGCCCCGAAGATTGGCGCCAAATCTGGCCCGAGCTTTCTGCCGCCTAACCCACAACCCGCTGCGAACTGAGTGATGCAGTCGCCCGCTCAAACCCTCGCAGCTCTTCACGACCAAGCCGATTCCGTAAAGGACTGGCAACCCTCTCAAACGCAGGCCAAAGCCTGAGTTGAGACGACAAGGGAAGGGTGGAAGCCAAGGCGACCACCAAGCAGCAAAGGGCGGCTACCTCGCCTTGTAGTTCGGAAGAGTCGGTCATGGATGCGTCCTTGATCGTTAGTGGCGATTTGGCATGAACCCAGAATACGAACGAGAGAGCCTCATGGAAACGTCGAACTTGCGACACGAAACACGCGATGCGGTCTTGGTCGCTATTGCGCGCGACATGATCGCCAGGACCAGCATGAGCCAAGACGGCTTTGCCGAGCAGCTCAACCACCAGCTGTTTGATCGTGCGCCAGAACGCTGCAAAGAGAAGGGCTTTCCAGATCTCCAAGCGATGACCAAGACCGCAGACATGCAGGCTTACGGCCGCGCCTATAAAGCATGGAGCAAGCGTGTTGAGCGCTGGCTCGATGACAGCGGCGACCGCGTCGAAATTCCTTCGTGGATTGAAGAGTCTTGGGTCGCTGCCCTTGATCAGCCTTGGCGTGACCGCGCACTGATTGAGCTGTCGAGCCGTTACGGCCTCCTTGCCGTCAGACAGATCGGCTCAGGGATCGACGACGCCTTGCAGGTTTTCGCCGGTATCTCGACCAGCTTTGGCCATGTAGCCGGATTGGGCGGGAAGGTTTTCGCGGACGGCGTGTTTGACCAGAAGGACCGGGTTTACGCCGAGTCGTTCGAATCCTTCTGCCGCTCCCTGGCCGCGCATGCCGTCGCAATGGCTGATCGAGCCGCTCTTGTCGCCTCGAAGATTCACTAAATCCCAGACACAAAAAAGCCGACGTACGAGGTCGGCTTTTTCAACAGCGGTAAAACAAGTGGAGCCGAGTATGCACACACAATTCACCACCGGCAATACCCCGACCGATGTCGCGACACGTTTTGTTAATTCTGAAAACGTGTCGCGGACTATTTCCAGTATCGAACTGCGGGACATGGTTAACGTCGCACGCGCTCAAGCTGGCGAGCCCAAGGTTAGAAACGACCAGTTCATTATCCGAGTGCAAGACGAACTAGGCGACGAACTGGGGGAGTGCAAAACAATTGCACACCCCCAGAGCCGCGTGGATATGGCCAGCTACGACCTGACCCTTGATCAATGCATGCTTGTCGGTATGCGTGAGTCGAAGGCTGTTCGCCGCACGGTCTTGCAAAAACTGAAGGACCTGGAGGGCCCGCGCGTTCTCGCAACTCTCCCGGACTTTTCAAATCCAGCAGCTGCAGCTCGCGCCTGGGCCGAGCAATTCGAACTACAGCAGCAAGCCAGTCTAGCCCTCATCGAGGCCGCACCGAAGATCGCCTTCGTCGACAACTACGTCGCGTCCACTGGGCTTAAGGGCTTCCGTCAAACAGCCAAGCTGCTCAAGGCCAACGAGTCGCGGTTCCGAGAATTCTTGATCGACAAAAAAATCATGTACCGCATGGGTGGTGAGTGGCAGGCCTATCAGCCTCACATCGATGCAGGGCGCTTTGAAGTCAAAGCCGGCACCAGTGACAGCGGACACGCCTTCAATCAATCCAAATTCACCCCCAAGGGCGTCAACTGGGTTGCCGGTCTGTGGGCTCAGTACAAACTCCAGGAGGTCGAATGATGGCCCGCATCCGCACTGTCAAACCCGAGTTCTGGTCCAGTGAGCAGGTCATGTCCTGCCGCCCATTGGCTCGCCTGCTTTTCATCGGTCTATGGAATTTCTGCGATGACGGCGGCAACCACCCGCTGTCTCCAAGAACCATCAAAGCTCTCGTCTTCCCCGGGGACGACATTACTGTCGAAGAAGTCAGTGAACTACTGGGTGAGCTTGAAGGCGCCAACCTGACTGTGAGCTACCAGGCTGAGGGCAAACACTACATCCACGTCAGTGGCTGGAAACACCAGAGAATCGAGAAAAAGAACTTCAAACACCCGAAGTTTCCCCTAGAAGTCGACGACGAGTCGGAGAGTGGTCGTCGAGCATTCGCAGAGGAGTCGTCGACTGGTCGTCGACCGGTAGACCCCGGAAGGGAAGGGAAGGGAATAGGAGAAGATCAACACAACACTCCTAGCGCGAGCGAGCCTGAATTCGTCGATCCGAACCTGCCGACCGAGATGACCCTTGACTGGGTGCCCGACGAGAACCTGCTGAAAAACTACGCGCTGCGTATGGCCCTGCCTGTCGCCCTGTTCACCACCGAGGCCATCGGCGCCTTCGTCTGCCATTACACGGCAAGCGGCCGGGCCGAAACACAGAAGGCATGGGTGAGCCTGCTGGTGAAGTGGATCAAGCGTGACAACGCCACGGCCGCCGCCTCCAACGTTCGCCAGTTCCCGATGAAGCGCCAGGTCAACGGCCCGGACTTCGACGACAAGACCTGGGCTGATGACTTGGGGGATCTGTGATGAAGAACCCAAATCAGCTCATGCAGACCCTGGGCAACCTGCCTGCCGTGGAGACAGCGCCGCTCAAGATCGACACCGGTACCGCCGACGTCGTGAACTCGCTGTTCAAGGAGTTGCAGGCGATCTTCCCAGCGTGGCGCCAGGCATGGCCAACCGATGAGGCGCTGATGACTGCCAAGCGCACATGGGTCAAGGCGTTCATGGCCGAGGGCATCAAGCAGATTGAGCAGATCCGCTTCGGCCTGCAGAACTGTCGCAAGCTTGGAAGCGACTTCGCGCCGTCGGTGGGCAAGTTCATCCAGATGTGCCAGCCAACCCCGGAAGCCCTCGGCATTCCATCCCATGAGGCCGCCTTTGCCGAGTCCGTCGCCAATGCTCACCCGAGCATGGCCGGCAGCCGGGAGTGGTCGCACCAGGCCGTGTATCACGCTGCAAGCCAATGCGGATTCCACGCGCTGAACACGATGAAGGCTGAGGTCAGCCGAAAGCTGTTCGACCGTAACTACGACATCACCATCCGAATGATGCTGGCCGGTGAGCGCCTGCGGAACATCCCGCTGGCATTGCCAGAGCGGGTCAATGGTCGTGTCACTGCTGCGATCGGCAATCAGGCGCTGGCAGACCTACGCAAGAACCGGGGAGGGCATGTGCATGGGTAACGACAAGATGCGTGAAGATTTTGAGGCGTGGTACGCGATCTATGAAAGTCGTCGCGCCTGCAATGGGTGGATTCCGCTGGAGAAGTATCTCGTTACACGTCTGTTTGATGCATGGAAAGCCTCTCGCGAAACGCTGGTGATTAAGCTGCCGACCGAACAGCCAGGCTACATGTACTACGCCCCCGATGTTGTCGAGGCCATCGAAGCCGCCGGCCTGAAGGTGAAGCCATGACTGCCCCATTTTTCCTGATTGCCCGTTACATCTCCGGTACAGGCCCCGCCATGACTTCGACACCCATGCAAAGCTTGGAGATTTGCGAGTTAGCCGCAGCGCAAATCAAGACGCTCGCGGGCGTTCTCACCACGATCAAAACTCAGTGCGTGCGGGGTGAGGCATGACTGATTACAGCGAACTGAAGCGGCTGGCAGATCGGGTGATATCTGATCGCCGATTCTGCGGCGATGAAAACCACAAAGCTCTTGCTGATGGTGTCATGGCCCTGATCGCCGAGATTGAATTTCTAACCGAGTCACGCCAAGAGGCGAGAGAAGAACGGAACAAGATCGGTGATCGGCATGATGCGCTTGAGGCCGAGCGCGACCAGCTCAAGGCCGAGAACGATGCGCTGCGCAAGGCTGTGCTGGAAGCCCGTGAATTCATCATGCACGAAGCAGAGGTTCGTGGGCTTCTTGATGAAAACAATGAAGTCTCCTTCAGACATCCGCGGCGCCAGGCGGCCATCGCGGTCATCGACGCCGCCATGGGCAAGGGAGAGCAGTCATGAAGTCACTTTTGCAGTGGTTCGTATTCTGGAAGCCAGCGAAGAGTATTCCGATGGCTGTTTTCCAAGGGTGCATAGCAGGGCTGGTGTTTGCACTGTTTGTGTTTTCGCCTCTCTGGATATCGCTGATCGAGGTGTCTCATGGCTGAACTCGCCCTTATCCGCACCGCCCAAGGCTTGGTGCCAGCCACCGAGGCCGACCGCGAACTGGTCCAAAAGTGGAAGGCCGGCCAGGTCATTCACGGCAAGTTCACCCGCATGCGCAACGGCAAGTTCCACGGCAAGTTCTTCTCGATGCTTGATCTGGCCTGGGATTACTGGGAGCCGGTCGGCGGCCTCATCCCTCGCCAGGAAATGCGCGGCATTCAGGGGCTGGCGAAGTTCTTCGAAGCGCAGAGCGGCAAGCCGGGGCAGCTGTCTCACGCGGTCGCGGCTTACGTCGCCGGTCTGGAGACTGCCCGCGCCGAACGCTTCCCCGCCGTGGACAAGTCCCGCGAAGCCTTCCGCGAATGGGTGACGATCGAGGCCGGACACTTTCACCTGGTGCACACGCCGGAGGGTATTCGCAAAGAGGCCAAGTCGATCAGTTGGGCAAATATGGACGACACGGCCTTTGAGCCACTTTACCGCGACGTGTTTAACGCCTGCTGGCGATTGGTGCTGTCTGCGCATTTTGAGAGTGAGGCCGAGGCGCTGTCTGCTGCTGATCAGTTGGGGAGCTATGCATGAGTCAGAAATTCACCATGCGTTACATCGCCCGTGAGGTTGCCATCGGCATGTTTGACCGCGATATGTACGTGGAGGCATGGAAGGGCGCCTACCGGTTCCTGTATGCCGTAACAGCTTTCGCATTCCGCCTGCTGATGCTGGTCACGTTTCCTGTATCAGTGCCTTTCCTGTGGGGGTTCTTCCGCGTGATGGAGCCGATCAACCAGAAGCGGCGCAAAGCCCGAAACGAGAAAGCCATGCAGGCCTACCGCAAGCGCTTGCAGGAGGAGGATTGATGCTCGCCGCCAAGCAACCCAAGCCAAAGACCTGCAAGAACCCAGCATGCGGTATCACCTTCCCGCCGCAGCGCCTCGGTCAGAAGGTATGCAGCCCCAAGTGCGGGCTGGCCATCAAGGACGTGAATCAGGAGAAGGCGCGCAAGTCGCTGGCCCAGATCGAACGCCGCGAGATCAAGGTCCGCAAAGAGAAGCTGAAGAGTAGGGCGGATCACCTCAAGGACGCAGAGAAGGCTGTCCGCGACTACCGGCGCACCTACGAGCTGAGCATTGGAAGCGGCTGCATCAGTTGCGGAGAGTCGCAGGAATCGATTCTGGCGGCCCAGGGCTGGAAGACTGGCGGTGCGTTCGATGCGGGCCATTTCCTCGGCAAGGGCGCCCGTCCAGAGCTGAGGCTGCTGCCAACCAATATCTGGCTTCAGTGCAAAAGCTGTAACGCAGGCTCATCCAAGTTCGCCCGCAAAGGCGAGACGGTTTCCCAGGGCTTCCGGTCTGGGCTTATCGCCCGCATCGGCCTGGACGCTGTCGAGGCGCTCGAAGCCGACCATGAGCCGCGCAAGCACACAATCGAAGAATTGAAAGCCATTACCGCCGAATACCGGGCAAAGACCAGAGAATTGAAGGGGAGAGCAGCATGACCTATCGCAATGTGGTATCCGCAGTAGTTCGGGCGCTCGCCGCCGAAACCATCAACTCTGCCGGTGGGTGCGATTTTGAGCCAAAGGTCCAGTGCGCCAAGCAGAAGGGGGAGATCGTAGGCAAGGAGGCTGCATTCCTGGCCGACTGCTGGGTGTTTGGTCGGCTGCATAAGTCGCTGCCTGCAGAGCACTGGCGAGTCCTGGTGGCGAAGTACTCGACCCATACCGAGCGCAAGCACGCAGCGATTGCGGAACTGACTCGCGCGATGCGTTCGCCTGCGCCGGAGCGGTTCCTGCATTGCGCCGTGGTTACCTGGGCGCTGCCTCGACTTCCAGGTGTCGACGGGAAGCGCTCCACCAACGTTCTGCCTGCCGGTTGGTACGAGATGGACAACTGGTCAAACGAACCGCATCCGATTAAGACCCAGGAGCGGTGGAGGCGTGACATTCGCAAGGCACTGGAGCGGGAAGTGGATCAGGCTTTGGTGTCCGCTCAAACCCTGCTGGATGCAGATGGACTCATTGGGACACAAGCCGCTTGACGACGAGTGAGCCAATGAGCCATTATCTACTCATCCTGTCATTCCTGCGTGTGTAGGAATGAGCCGATAAGCCTCGCCAGAGAAATCTGCCGGGGCTTCGTCGTATTCGGCTTAGGAGAAATCTATGACTAGAGCTCAACGACGACACGACACGCGCCGCATCAAGGCTCGTTTTTATGCGAAGCAGAGCGCTCAGGAGTGCTGGTCAACCAGCGAGAAAAACGCCGGCGTTTTTGCAAACCATGGGAAGGTTTGCTCGTGCTGGATGTGTGGCAATCCGAGAAAGTTAGGTTTGCTCACCATGCAGGAGTTGCGAGCTGATCCTCCGGCTCAAGAGTGATATAAAAACCCCGCCATCAAGCGGGGTTTTTTGTGCCTGCGATTTCCCCAAATCCTCGGAACCGCTGATTGCCCAATTCAGCGAGGGCCTCATTCGTGACTCGACATCACATTGCCCGCTCGTAACGGGCACTTTTATTCGAGGCTCACGCAGCCTCCACCGAGACGGTAAGACGCTTGCCCAGAGCCGCCAATGCAGTCTCAAGGGCTTCCAGTTTGGTGCCGTGCATGAAATCGACCAGCCGATCCCCTTGGCTCTGACTGACGCTCAGCAGGCGGCACAGATCGGCCTTGCGCAGACCTTTTTCCATCATGGTGTTCCACAGTTCGATCTTCGCCACCGTGAGCGCGGAAAGGCGCACGACGTGTTGGCCTTCTGCTGGTGCAGGGGCGCGCGGGATAGCCCGACGCTGATCGACGTAGATCGACAGCGCAGCAGGCATCAAAACACCAGCCTCGGCCAGGGCTTCGGCCAGGTCATCACCAGCGGCGTTGAACTCCGGGATGGTGTCGCAGGTAAGCGCGACCCCTGGAGTGTCTTCGGTGTGCACTGTTACTGGGTAGTCAAACATTTCTGGCCCTCCCTCGGGCGACCTTCTGAGTGATGTTTGTGAGGCGAGGTGATGAATCTCGCGAAACGGTGTAGGGGCTCACTTGAGCCCCAGTTGTTTGATGATTCCTCTCCGGGTTCCTTCTTTCATTTCTTTTGCACCGTGATCCGGAAAGATCGTCTGTTTGCCTTCGTAGTAGATTTTGAAGTGGCTCGTTCCGTTGAGCGATTCGAACCTAACTCCTCTGGCCTTTAACCACCGTTTGAATTCGCTGTACTTCATCACCTCGCCTCGTTGTTGTGTGAGTTCAGTATACAGCAAATTTGGTATTCGTACAGCAAATTTGCTGTATTTGTTGAATTGAGCCTCGGCGGCTGCCGGGGCCTTCTTATCTCCGGCTCCCATGCCTGCCTCCTTGCTTCGAGCGGATGGCATCGCATAGGAAGCTGGACCTATTCCTTCGCCTAGAAACCCGAGGCGCGTATGAGAACACTACCTATGTCCGAGCCCGGCCCATTGACCGCCGCTGGCGGGATTGCGTTGTACAAACTGGGGGCCTTTGGCTTCGTTGCGGTATTGGCTGCCGTTGTCGTTATGGCAATGACGCTGCCCAAGACAGTGCGCGAGTTCGTCGTCGCCATGATCAGCACCACCGTATCCAGCATCTGCGGCGGCGCGTTCGTCGTGCGTTGGCTGGGGATTGGTGACTGGGCAAATGACGACGTAGGCCTGATCGCCATCGGCGGGCTGATCTTCGTGTGTGGCCTGCCAGCCTGGGTGTTGGTGCGCGCCTGGTTTAAGTGGGCCGAGAAGCGCCGGGATAAGGATCTAGGTGAGATCGCTCAGGACCTGGCTGAGATTCGCCGGAACCTGAATGGGGCGAACCAGTAATCCGCGACACGTTTCGCGAATCAGCAAATTGTGTCGCGATATGGGAGTAGGGCATGAGCGATCAATCAGGCGAACACATCCATTGCTGGGATGACGGTCGCGGGCAGCGAGAAGTATTCATTGATGGCGTCAAAGAGCGTTGTGTCATCTGGTGCGATACGAAGGCCGGAATTGCAGTAGTTGCCGACTACCCGCTCAAGTCCACCGACGGCGAGACTGTCGACTTCCATCCCGTTTGGGGTGAGGTCGTAGTGGTTCCCAAGCATGCGCGGGCTCCTTCGCGGCTCCCCTTACCGAATGGCAGTCTTCCAGTATTCACCTGTTAAGGATTTCACATGACAACGAAGCAACCCGACTGGGAGGCGATCGAACGAGCCTACCGGGCTGGGTCGCTTTCTATCAGAACGATCGCAGAGCGCCAAGGCGTGAGCGACACCGCAATCAGGAAGAAGGCAAAAGCCCTTGGATGGGCGAGAGACCTTTCTGACCAGGTGCGAAAAGAGGTTCGCAGCAAGCTGGTTCGCGGAGAGGTTCGCAACGACCAAGGCGCGAACTGCGAACTTGACGCCGAGATCATCGAAGAGGCGGCAGAGGAAGGCGCCCGGGTGGTTCGCAGCCATCGCCGCGATATTCGCAAGGCGACGATCCTCGCGAACCTGCTGATGGATGATCTGCTGACCACCATTCAGCGCCGCGAAGAGATCGAAGACGCCATCGAGGTTGAAACCTCCGAAGACAACAACGGAATGCGCCGGGCCTCGATGCTCGCGGCAGTCGCGTTACCCAGCAATTCCAAAACACTGTTCCAGCTTTCCTCTGCGATGAAGAACCTGCAGGTTCTGGAGCGTCAGGCATTTGGCCTGGACGAGAAGGAGAAGACGGACGACGCCGACGAACTCTCGAAACTAATGGATGAACTATCGAAGGAAGCCTGACATGAAGCCCGAGCACTTGAAGCTGCTCAGGGATCGGTTCTGGCGCCTGAACAATCTCTACGGGATCACCGACAAGAACGGTAAGAAAGTCCGCTTCCGCATGACGCAGGAGCAGATCGACTACTTCCAGGGCATGCACACCAGAAACATCATCCTCAAGGCGCGGCAGCTGGGGTTCACGACTCTGGTCTGCATCGTCCAGCTGGATGCTGCGCTGTTCGAGGCTGCCAAGTGCGCACTGATCGCCCACACCCTGACGGACGCCAAGCGCCTGTTTCGGGAGAAAATCAAGTACGCCTATGACAACCTGCCGGCTGAGATCAAGGCGGCCAACCCGGCGCGCAATGACGCGGCGGGGGAGCTGGTCTTCAGCAAGGGCGGCTCGCTCTACGTCAGTACGTCCTTCCGGGGCGGCACGCTGCGCTATCTCCACGTTTCCGAGTTCGGAAAGATCTGCGCCAAGTATCCACACAAGGCGCGGGAGATCGTCACTGGTGCCTTCGAGGCGGTGGCAGCAGATTGCTTTGTCACCATCGAATCGACGGCAGAGGGCCGGGCCGGCTACTTCTTCGACTACTCGCAGAGCGCCGAGAAGCAGCAACTGTCCGGTGCTCCGCTGGGCCTGCTCGACTGGAAATTCTTCTTCTTCAGCTGGTGGCGTAACCCGCTGTACTGGCTGGACCCGGCGACGGCGGTTATCCCGCAGCGCCTGACGGACTATTTCAACGACCTGGAGGCCAAGCACGGCATCCAGACGAACCCCGGGCAGCGCGCCTGGTACACCGCCAAGGAAAAGACCCTCGGCGAAGACATGAAGCGCGAGTATCCGTCGATCCCTGTCGAGGCCTTCCAGCAATCGGTAGAGGGCGCCTACTACGCGCAGCAGTTCACTCGACTGTATGCAGAGGGCCGGATCGGCAAGATCCCGGACAACTCGCACCTGCCTGTCATGACCTTCTGGGATATCGGCGTCGGCGACTCCACGGCCATCTGGTTCGTGCGTCAGGTCGGCACCGAATACCACGTCATCGATTACTACGAGAACAGCGGCGAAGGCCTGCGGCACTACATGAAGGTGCTCAAGGACAAGGGTTACACCTATTCCGAACACTGGGGGCCGCACGACATCGAGAACCGCGAGTTCGGCAGTGACGCAAAGAGTCGGAAGGACATCGCCAAAGAAGGCTATGTGATCGATGGAGAGCGGTACTCGATCCGGTTCCAGGTCGTGCCCAAGACGGGCGTTGACACCGGCATCGAGGCGGCTCGGGAGATCCTGCCGCGCTGCGTGTTCGACGAATCAAAGTGCGAAGAAGGCATCACCCACCTTGAGAGCTACCGCAAGGAATGGGACGACAAGCGCGGCTGCTGGAAAGACAAGCCGCTGCACGACAAGACATCCCACGGCTCTGACGGCTTCCGCTACTTCGCGGTCGCCATGACCAAGCGCAAGCCTGTACCAACCTCCACCCAATCCCTGAGAATCTGACCATGAGTGATGACCCAAGCGCCACGCTTCCGGCGGTGGACCGCATGCGTGCCTACTGGGACATTGTTGCGCCGCTGATGGGCGGAACATCTGCCATGCGCGCAGTTGGCAAAGTTCTGCTGCCGCAATACCCCGCAGAGCAAGATGACACTTACAAAGAGCGCCTGGCTCTGTCCACGCTGCTGCCGGTATATGCCGAGACAGTCAGCAACATGACGTCGCGAGTGTTCGCCGAGCCCCTGCAGTTGGGTGAGGATGTTCCTGATGACATCAAGGCCCTGTGTGGCGACATTGACCTGGCCGGCAACGATCTCAACTCATGGTCGGTCGAACTGTTCCGCAATGGGTTGAGCCACGGACTGTGTCACGCGCTCATCGATTACCAGCCGACCCAAGATGCAGAGGGGAACCCTCTCTACAAGACGCGGGCTGAAGAGATCAAGGCGGGCGTGCGGCCCTATGCGGTCATTGTGAAGCCTGATCAGGTGCTGGGCTGGCGAATCACTGCAGGCAAACTGACCCAGTTTCGCTACATGGAGTCCGTCGAGGTGCAGGATGGTGAGTTTGGCACCACCAACGTTCAGCAGATTCGCGTGCTGGAGCCTGGCTCTTGGCGAACCTATCGCAAACCTGACAAAGGCGGGGCGTGGGAGCTGCATGAGCGAGGCGCGACCAGCCTCTCGTACATTCCGTTGGTGACCTTCTACACAGGCCGCACCGGCGCGCTCACAGCTAAGCCCTCATTGCTTGAGCTGGCCTACCTCAACGTCAAGCACTGGCAGTCGCAGAGCGATCAGGACAACCTCCTGCATGTCGCCCGGGTGCCGCTGCTGTTCGTGTTCACAGATGACGATCAATTCAAGCTGGTCATCAGCTCCGGCAGCGCAACCCGCATGCCGAAAGATGGGGACGCCAAGTACGTCGAGCACACCGGCGCTGCAATCGAGGCCGGCCGCCAATCACTGCAAGACTTGATTGATGAGATGCGCATGGCGGGGGCAAAGCTGCTGCAGCGCGACAAGCAGCAGGTGAAAACGGCAGCCCAGGCCAACGAAGAGGCTGCTCAGGAGTTGTCGCCTCTGGCGCGCATGGCTGGCCAGTTCGCCGACTGCCTCGCTCAGCTACTCCAGGTTCTTGCCGACTATCGTGGCCTGCCTGATGGCGGGCATGTCGAGATGCGCGGCAACTTCGATAGCGACTTTGCTCCCGAGGTCAGTCTTCCATCCCTGATCAGCATGGCAACGGCCGGGAAGATCAGCGACGAAACTCTCTACTCCGAAATGCAGCGCCGCGGCGTTATCAGCGACGAGTTGGATTGGGCGGTGGAGAAAGACCGCATTGAGATGCAAGGCCCCGCGCTGAGTACGCTGTAATGGGCGCCAATGAGCGGTTGCGCGATGCGATGCTCGGTCACGCCATCGACCTGACGCATTACAGCAACGCCCAGGCGAGGGCGATCATCACGATCCTCAACGGCCGGGATGCCGAACTAAAGTCGCGCCTGATTGACGCAATGGAGAATGTCGGCACGGTCTTGACGGTCGAGGCGATGAATCAGGTGCTGTCGGCTGTATTGCAGGTGAATGCGACAGCCTTCCTTGAGGTCAATGAGGCGCTGAATCGCAACCTTGATGACTTGCTTGTCTACGAGCTGAGCTTTCAGCAGGCCTTGGTCGAATCCGTTCTTCCGCGTGCGGTGCAGGTTCAGTTTCCAGTGGTGAGCGTTGCTTTCAGTGCAGCCAAGGCGATTGTTCAAGCCAGGCCCTTTCAGGGGCGACTGCTCAAAGAATGGATGACTGGCATTGAGGCTGATCGAGCCGCACGCATCCGCGATGCAATCCGCTCAGGCGTGGTTGAGGGGCGTACGACCAGCGATATCGTCAAGCAGATCGTCGGACGTAAAAGCGAGAACTTCGAAGACGGGTTGCTGCAGCGCTCCCGGCGCGACGTCGAAACGATTGTGCGCACTGCTATTGGCCACACCGCTGAAACGGCAAGTGATGCGGCCTACGAAGCAAACAGCGACATCATCAGTCATGTGCAGTGGCTCAGCACCTTGGATAACAAGACCTCCAGTACCTGTCGCATTCGCGACCAGTTGCCGTACACGCTCAAGACCTACAAGCCGATCGGCCACAAGATCCCCTGGCTGGCGGGGCCGGGGCGCATTCACATGTGCTGTCGCTCAACCAAGTTCCCGGTGCTCAAGAGTGCTGCGGCGCTCGGCTTCGACGATGGCGCAACCCGAGCCAGCATGGACGGCCAGGTGCCAGCGAGCACGACCTACGCCGAGTGGCTCAGCAAGCAGTCGGCGGGGCGACAGGAACAGATCCTTGGGGTGACGCGGGCGCAGATGATGCGCGATGGCGGCCTGAAGTTGGACGCCTTCTATAACGACAAGGGCAAGCTACTCACCCTGGATGAGCTGAAGAGCAGAGATGCCAAAGCGTTCGAAGCGGCAGGCCTGACCAAATTTAAGCAGCCGACCGGGGAGTTCACGGTCTACGACCGAGGCTATCCGGTTTCCAAGCCGGACAGATCTACCCCGGCGCGCGCAAAGGCGGTTGAGATCGAGTCGAGCATTCGCACCGACAAACTGGAGACCGGAGCGTTCATTGATCGAAACGGCAATGTGCGTCTGCAGCGACGCGGGGAGGCTGACCGGGTCGGATTCCCGATCAGCGAGTTCCCGCGTCTCAAGGACGCCACATTCACGCACAATCATCCTGGCAATGGCACGTTTTCTCGCGATGATGTCAGGCTCGCGTCTGAGATTGGTCTTGCAGAGCTTCGCGCCGTCGGGCCGACGCTTCGCTACACCATGAGCGCTGAACAGGGATGGCCGAGCAGTGATATGCTCGACAAACTGACCATCGACGTACAGAAGTCCGCTATGGATAGGGTCGCTGGCATGGTCAACCGAGGTGAGCTTGAACTAAAGTTTGCCCAAGCTGAGTCTGAACACCAGTTTTGGACGATCCTGAGCGCCCAAACCGGTCTAAAATACACCCGAGAACGTTCATGACAACGAAAACGACTGAAGAGCTGGTCGAAGAGATGCGCAGAGAGCGAGAAGAGCAGCGCGTCCAGGGGGTTGCGTACTTTGACGGTAGTCCGGCTTGGGCGGAATTCTGCAAGCAGATGGGTGATGCTGTTCGAGGCGGCGCCCTCAAAGACGATTTCGACGAAGAATGACAGACAAGCCAAAGTTCCACGTCATCACCGGCACGCCCGCTCCTGATTCTCCGAAAGAGCGGGCGATGAAGCGCATGCGCGAGATGCCAAGGCCTGCCGAGATGATTCGCTGTCATCGCTGCGGCGGGGCTGAAGTTATTCAGACGAAGATCGGCATGATGTACAAGGACGGCAAAGCCACTGGTGGAACACGCCAGATCCTCTGCGCTCTCTGCTTCATGAAAGGTGAGAGAGTCGTCCTGAGCAAGTAACACCACAACACACAGAAGCCCGCCGAGTGCGGGTTTTTTATTACCCAAAATTCAAGCCCTGGCATCCGCCGGGGCTTTTTTATGCCCGCTGTTCGGATGGACGGGGCGCACTGAGCCGGATGGCTCGCAGGAGACAAGATGAAGCTCAAGACTGTTGAAGTGGACGGCAAGCAATACGCTGAGATTCAGGACGGCAAGCCGGTGTATGTCGAGGACGGCGGCCAGGAGATCGCGTTTGACGCGGTCGGTACTCGCTCCACCATCACCCGGCTGAATGCCGAGGCCAAGAGCCACCGCGAACGCGCCGAGACTGCCGAGAAGACCGTAAAAGCCTTTGAAGGCATCGACGACCCGGCAGCGGCCAAAAAAGCCTTGGAAACGATGGCGAACCTCGATGCCAAGAAGCTGGTGGATGCCGGCGAGATCGAAAAGGTCAAAGGCGAGATCAGCAAGGCCTTCCAGACCCAGTTGGACGAAGCCAACGGCAAGGCGCAGACCTTCGAGCAGCAACTGTACGCCGAGAAGATCGGTGGCAGCTTCGCTCGCTCGAAGTACATCGCCGACAAGCTGGCAGTTCCGGCCGACATGGTCCAAGCCACCTTCGGGCAAAGCCTGAAGATCGAAGACGGCAAGGTCGTTGCCTATGACGCCCAAGGCCAGAAGATCTTCAGCCGCTCCCGCCCGGGCGAGTTGGCCGACTTCGACGAAGCGATTGAAACCCTTGTCTCGCAGTACCCCCACCGCGACCACATCCTGAAGGGCTCCGGCGCCAATGGCGGCGGCGCTCCGAACGGTGGTGGTGGCAATTCCGGCACCCCGAAAAAGCTCGCCGACTGCAAGACCGACGCCGAAAAAGTGGCCTGGGCTCAGTCGCAAGCGTAATCCATCACTGAGAGGGCTCTATGCCATTCGATCTTCAGGTATTCAACAAGCAAACCTACTCCGCCATGACCGAAGTTGTGGATCAGCAGGTGCAGCTGTTCAACGCGGCCTCGGGCGGCACCTTGGTACTGGCTGCAGGCCAGAATCAGGGCGACTTCTCGCTGGACGCTTCCTTCAAACAAATTGCCGGCCTGGTTCGCCGTCGTAACGCCTACGGCTCTGGCGCCGTGACTGCCAAGCGCCTGGAGCACCTGCTGAATGTGTCGGTGAAAGTCGCCGCCGGTACGCCGCCGATTGAGTTCGAAAAGCAGCAGTACACCTGGATCCTCCAGAACCCTGAACTGGCGGCAATCAAGATCGGCGAGCAGCTGGCCATCGCTCAGGTGCAAGACCAGCTTAACGCCGGTATCCGCGCCCTGGTGGCGGCAACGTCGGGCAACGCGGCGGTGGTGCACGATGGCACGGCGGCGGCTCCAACGTTCCGTGTCCTGAACAAGGGTTCCGCGCTGTTTGGCGATCGCGCCGGCTCACTTCGCGCCTGGTTGCTGCACTCCACCGTGCTGCATTCGCTGTACGACAACGCGCTGACAAACGCCGAACAGCTGTTCAGCTTTGGCACCGTCAATGTGATGCGCGATGCCTTCGGTCGCTTGTTTGTGGTGACTGACTCCGACGCGCTGATCAACCCGGGTGCGAGTCCGACCTACAACACCCTGGGCCTGGTCGAGGGGGCGGGCATCGTGCAACCCAATGGCGATTTCCACGCCATTCTGCAGGACACCGCAGGTGGCGAGAACATCAAGACCACCTACCAGGCCGAGTGGACCTACAACGTAGGCCTGAAGGGCTATGCGTGGGACATCGCAGCCGGCGGCAAATCGCCGACCGACGTCGCGCTGGGCACTTCGACCAACTGGGACAAGGTGGCCACCTCCAACAAGGACACCGCCGGCGTTCTCGTCAAAACCAAGTAACCCTGAAGGGCGCCGGGTTCGCTCGGCGCTGGTGAGGAATTCATGATCAAGCAAAAGATTCTGTGGTTTATCCCTGGGGTTGCCACGGCCGAACAGAAGGCTGCGGCCCAGGCCAATGGCCTGACCATTCGTAACCCGTTGGCATATAGCGACGGTGCCGGCCTGGAAGAATGCGACGGTGTCACCGGCATGGCGCCGAAGGCATATGCCGAGAAGTTCGGCGTGACCGACGAGCCTGAAGGTTGTTCGTGGCAGGGCGCCGCTCTGCGTGAAGATGGTCCGACTGTGGCCGAGTTCGTAGCTGCGGGCTACCCGGCAGCGAACTACCCGCCAGAAGGCTACGTCTCGCGCAGCACCGCTCAAGAAATTGCCGACGCGATTGCCGAGCAAGATGCTGACAACAACGCAGACGGCAAGATGCCCATCGCCAAGCTGCGCGAAGTCCTGACCGTAAAAGGTATCGAGTTCGACCCGAAAGCGAAGAAACCGGACCTGCAGGCATTGGTGGATCAAGCCGAAGTCGCTGAAAAGGTCGCCGAGCTGAAGGTTGCGCTGACCGAAAAAGGCATCTCCTTCAATGACGACGCAACCCTGGACGAGCTGAAAGCGCTCCTGCCGGCGGAGTAACCCATGCTGATCATCGAAGACGGTTCCATTGTTCCCGGCGCCGACTCGTTTGTCAGCGCTGCGGACTTTGCGGTCTATGCCGCCAATTACGGCGTGGAGGTGCCAGATGCTGAACCTGCTCAAGAAGCTTTGCTACGCCGTGCCGCTGTTCAGCTTGATGGTCTTCGCTGGGCGGGCGGCCCAGTGTCTGGTGATCAGGCTCTTTCATGGCCTCGATCGGGCGTGGTGCGCAATGGTTTCGCGGTCAAGCTCGATGCGATTCCCGCCCAGGTCAAGCAAGCGCAGATGGCTCTGGCGGCTGAGCTTCATGCCGAGGATGTAGCGGCGGCCAAGGTCGTGAAGGGAGCCATCACCAAGGAGGCGGTGGACGGTGCTGTAACTCGCGAGTACGCGGCGCCGGTCGTGAAGACTTCCGTGTCTGCGCGGCCGTGTGTTGCCTTGCTGACCGGTTTCCTTGGAAGCTCAAGCCAGATTGCACTGATCCGGGGGTAGGCCATGGAGTTCTATGACGAAATGGCTCAAATGACCCTGGACATGATGGCGGAGTTCGGCCGGCCACTGACGCTTAGGCGGACTATCGCGGGCAAGTACGACACCGCAGTCGGGAAGAACCGCCCGGGCGTCGTAGAGGAGCAGGTGATTACGACGATCGTACGCCCAGCGAGCCAGGGTACCGTTCAGGCGTTCGATCAGAAGCTCCAAGAGGGCACGCTAATCGAATCGAACATTCGAGCTATCAAGATTGCGGCGAAAGGCATGCCGTGGCCGCCAGCGCCAGGCCATGTCGTGATTCTTGATGGTGAAGAATGGAAGGTGATTGGTGTAACGCCTGTGTCACCCGCAGGCATTGATCTGCTTTATTCCGCCTCGGTGATGCGATGAACAAGTATTCAGGACTGAGCGGCGGATTCTCGATCCAGCTGCAAGCCATTGTCGACCAAACGAAAAAAGATCTCGATCTCACCCTGCGCGAGATTGTGATCAAGGTCGGCGAAACACTGATCAAGCTTTCCCCTGTGGGCAACCCTGAGCTATGGGCGGAAAACGCGGTGGCTGCGCAGTACAACGAGGAAGTCGCCAATCACAACGCCGCGCTGCGCGATAACGCGGACAACCTCACCAAGGCCGGCAGACTTCGAAAGGGGCTGAAGGTCGATGACTCGATGGACGTCAAAGGCGCTGCCGGCTACGTCGGCGGGCGTTTCCGGGGTAATTGGCAGTTCACCATCGGAAGTCCGGCGAGCGGCACGGTCGAAGCGATTGATCCGAATGGCGCTGAAACACTCGGCAAGATCATTGCCGGGGCGGGAAGCCTGGAGGCTGGCGACGTTGCCTACATCGTCAACAACCTACCGTATGCAGTTCCACTCGAGCACGGCCACTCAACGCAAGCGCCGGCCGGGATGGTTCGCATCACCACAGAGCGGTTTCAGTCCATCGTCAGCGAGATCATTGCTCGTAGGAAGACCTAATGTCCCACGCCATAATCAAGCGCGCCTTTGAGGCAGCAGTGGAGATCTACGCCAGCGGAAAGGGGATACCTGTCGCCTATCCAGGCATAGCTTTTGATCCGCCCGCTGGCATGTACCTCGCCTGCCATGCCCTCCCGGCGTTGACGGACAGTCTCGCGCTCGGCGGTGATCACCGCCTGTACTCCGGGGCATTTCAAATCAACATCGTTTTCCCGGCAGGCGACGGCACCGGGGACGGCGACGAAGTTGCTCAAGAGTTGGCCAATCACTTCCCGCTCAATGCCACGTTTGGCGATGTCGGCGTGCAGGTGATGACGCCTGTGAGCGTTGTCGCGCCAATCATCAGCGGCGGCCTGATCAGCATCCCCGCGTCATTCAGCTACCGGCTCGACACCAACTGACCCAGTTGCCGCAACACCACAGCCCGCCTTGAGCGGGTTTTTTATTGCCCGTTCGGGCGAAACTCAGCGTCGGTCCATGCGGCCGCAAAGGAACTACCATAGCTTTCTCGATCCCTGACGGCACCACCATTCACCTGGGCACCACCTTCGGCACCCCGGTATCGATCACCGCGATCAGCAACGCCACAACCGCCGTTGCAACCGCAGCCGGTCACAGCCTGTCGGCTGGCGACATCATCACCGTAAAGAGCGGCTGGCAGCGTATCAACGAGCGCGTATTTCGCGTAGCCAATCCGCTGGCCAGCACCTTCGAGCTGGAAGGCCTGGACACCAGCGACACCACCGCATTCCCTGCTGGCACCTCGGCTGGCAGCGCAACCAAAGTGCTGACCTTTACCCAGATCACCCAGGTGATCGGCATCAGCACCTCGGGCGGCGATCAGCAGTACGCCACCGTGTCGCCGCTGGAAGCAGACTTCGAGATCCAGATCCCGACCATGTACTCGGCGCAGAGCCTGTCCATGGAGATCGGCGATGACCCATCTTTGGTCGGTTATCAGGCCCTGAAAAAGGCTGCTGATGCCCGCGCCATTCGCCCTCTGATGATGGTGAACAAGAACGGCTCGAAGATTTACTACTACGGCTATGTGTCGTTGAACGAGACGCCGACCAAGAACAAGGGCCAGGTCGACACCGTTAACTCGTCCTTCTCCCTGCTGTCCCGTCCAACCCGTTACGCCTCTTAAATAGCGGCAAAGGTGGGGGAGACGTTCCCCCGCCTTATTTTCTGACCCCATAAGGAGCCACACATGGCCAAGTTCAGCCTCGCAGTAAAGCCAACCTTCAAAGCAAAGATCCAGATGCCAGTGCACGGCGGCGAATCCGTCGAATTGGAATTCGAATTCAAGCACCGCACCCGTGATCAGCTCGCGGCGTGGAGCAAGACCATGACCAAGATGACCGACCTGGAAATGCTCGAAGACATCCTGGTCGGTTGGAACATCGAAGACCCATTCAACCGCGAATCGCTGGAGCTGCTGATCCAGAACTTCTACGGTGCGCCGATGGTTCTGCTGGTCGCCTATCACGATGAGCTGAAGCAGGCTCGCCAAAAAAACTGATCGCCTCGGCTCGCGCTCTGTATCAGGGCGCGGCGGCCGAGGATGAAATGGCGGCCTTCGGATTCAGCGCTGAAGACTTCGAAGTCGAGATTGCCGTGTGGCCGGACTGCTGGGCGTCCTTTGAGTGTTTTGCAGCGATGCAGACGCAGTGGAGAACCGGCATGGCTGGGGCTACCGGCCTCGACTACGTGGCGCTTGAGCCTGTAATGCGACTACAGGGCATCCCCAAGGCTGAGCGAATCCACACCTTCGAAGATATCCGCACCATGGAAATGGCGGCGCTTGAGGTAATGCAAGTCAAACGTGAGAGATAGGCGCGTTTTGGAGGTGTCTCGCGATAGTGGTAGATTGCCGGCACTTAATCGAGGATGTCGCCATGAAGGGAATTGTTGCGCTGTGTCTGGTTGCTGCTCTTGTGGGTTGTTCTGCAAAGCAGGTGCGGCCAGAAGTTTCTGGTAACACGCTTTATCGGACCCCAATTGATGGGGCGACTGCTCAATTGGTGCTGCCTGACAGCTTTCAGCGCAAAGTGATCATTCAGAAGCCGGCATATGGTCGGGCGTGGAGCATATTCGACTTTGAGATTCATGTTGGCGAGCCGGCAAGTAAGTCGCTTGTATCTGATATGAGATCAAGGGTTCCCATGGCCAGGATCGGGAATACTGACGACGGCAAGCCATCAACGATTCGACTCTCTCCAAATGACATCGCTATCGAGTTTGGTGTTGATGATGCGCGCGCAGTCTCATTGTCAGGCCTGAGCATCTTCGGCCTGGGGGCCGACATCGTTGTTGGAGCAAAAGCAACAGTAAAGGCTGATCTGTCGGTCAAAGGAAAACCTTCACGACAGGTTGAGGTAATAGGCGTCGGGACTCTGCCAATGGCCTATGCATCACTGCGCGAATCGGATGTCGACAAGGCAATCGGCCTAGCGCTTGATGACGCCGCGAAAAAGCTCGGCGATATGGCCGAGGCTCAGGCCAGGGCAGAGTAAATCTGACCGGGCATACAAGAGCAAAAGACACCACCGAACCCGCTTAGGCGGGTTTTTTATTGCCTCAAAGCCGGCTATGTGCCGGTTTTTTATTGCCCGGAGATTCACATGACCTCGATTGCCGAGATTGGTATTCGCGTCGATTCATCCGAAGCCGTTCAGGCTACCGACAATCTCGACAAGATGACGGACGCCGGCAAGCGCAGCGAGGACAGCGTTAAGCGCACCGGTAAGGCCTGGGAACAAGCCATTGGTGGTATGGCGACCAATACGCAACAGATCGTCAAGGAGTTGCAGAACCTCAACGCCAAGCAGGACGCGACCGCGCAGATGATGGCGAAGATCGGTAGCTCGATCTCGTCGGCGTCAAGTTCGTTCCAGTCGGCTGCTGCATCGATGGGGAGCTATCGCGCGCAGAATGATGCGCTGGTCGTTTCGCAAGGCAAGGCGGCCCAAAGTACCGAGAAGGCATCGAAGGCCGCAAAGCAGCACGCTGACGACCTTTCTGCTCTGCTAGGTAAGATTGATCCTACTGTCGCGGCGCTCGGTCGCCTCGATGACATGGAAAAGAGCCTGTCCGGCTACAAAGCTAAGGGCATGCTGGATGGCGATTCATTCAACGAATACAAGGCAAAGATCGATCAGGCGCGTGCCGGCCTTACTACGTTTGACACCTCGCTGAACAAAACCGGCATGAGCGCTAAGGCAACAGCCGCCGCACTTCGCGGTGTGCCTGCTCAGTTCACGGACATTTTCACCAGTCTGCAAGGCGGCCAGGCGCCGATGACTGTCCTCATCCAGCAGGGTGGGCAGCTCAAGGATATGTTTGGTGGTATCGGTCCGGCAGCCAAAGCCATGGGCGGCTACGTCGCCGGCCTGGTTAACCCATTCACGCTGGCTGCTGCTGCCGCTGTCGGCCTCGGGGTCGCCTATTACAAGGGCGCCGAGGAATCCACCCGGTTTAAAACGGCTCTGATCCTTACCGGAAATGCGGCCGGAACTTCGGCCGATAGCCTGGCGTCGATGGCCAGCAAGGTCAGCGAAACAGTCGGCACCACTGGCGCAGCGGCTGACGCACTGGCTCAGCTGGCCGGCAGCGGCAAGATCGCGAGCGGAAGCTTTGAAGAGGTCGCCACAGCAGCGCTCTCGATGGAGAAGGCCGCCGGCAAGGCTGTCGCCGATACCATCGCCGAGTTCGTCAAAATCGGCAAAGACCCGGTATCCGCAGCCAAGGAGCTGAACGACCAATACGGCTTCCTAACGGCTTCCGTTTACGCGCAGATCGTCTCCCTCAAGGAGCAGGGTCGCGAACAGGAAGCGGTCAAGCTGCTGACTGATACCTATGCCGATACTGTGCAAGGCCGGTCAAAGCAGGTAGTTGAAAACCTAGGCCTGTGGGAAAGGGCGTGGAATGGCGTTAAAAGCGCTGCAAGCGAAGCGTTGGACGGCATAAAAAGCGTTGGTCGTGACGTAACCCTTGTCGATCAGCTTGCCGATGCCGAGTCTCGACTTGCCCAGCTTACGGCGAACGGCCGCGATGCCGCCAAAGAAGACCCGTTCCGATACGCCGAAACGACCAAGGAGATCACACGCCTCAAGCTTGCCCTTCAAGCCAGCGCAATGGATCAGGCAACTGCTGGCCTCCGCGGGCAGAATCAGAAAGACGCAATTGCCGGTATCGATCTGATCAGCAAGGAGGCTGATGGGGCAGCAAGCAACGTCGATAAGCTGAATAAGCGCCTTGAAAAGCTGGGCGAAGCGCGCACCAAGAACATTGCTAACAACTCTTGGGGCGATGACGAGCAAGCCAAGTATGAGAAGGCTACTTCAGCACTGAAAAAACAGATCGCCGACGACCAGAAAAAGGCCACCAAAACGTCAGCATCTGCCGTCGATCTGTCGGGATTCAACGATGCTCAGAACAAGCTGAAGCTGATCACCAGCGAGTATGACAACGCCCAGCAGAAACTGAACGCTGCGCAGAAAAGCGGGCTTCTCTCGCAAAAGGATTACAGCGAGCAGAGCGCAGCCCTGGTCGAACAAGAGAAAGGACGCATCACTGCGGCCTATCAGGCTGAAATTGATGCGCTCGAAGCGGCCAAGGGGAAAAAAAGCACTTCGGCTGAGCAGCGTATAGCGCTTGACCAGAAGATCGCCGACGCGCGCACCAACATGGTCAAGGCTCAGCAGGATGCTGATACCCAGCTCAATGTCCTGTCGACAAATGAAGAGGGCCGACTCAATAAGCAGGCCGCTGCCGTACAGACCTACATCGACGCACTGGATGACCAGCTTGCAACGACCAAGAAACAATTGGCCTTGTCGGTTTCCGGTGTTGGCATGGGCGACGAGGCGCGCAAGCGCCTGCAAGAAGACATCAAAATCCAGCAGGAATATCAGGACAAGCTCGACAAGCTGCTGGCGCAGAAGAACAAAAACCAGATAGATGAAGGCGTTTACCAGCAGGAAACAGCAGCAGTCCGCGAGGCTCTTTCTCAGCGCCTGGCAATGCAGAAGGAGTACTACGGCGCTGTAGAGGCCGAGCAAACCAACTGGCTAAACGGCGCCTCGTCGGCCTACGCGACCTATTTGGAGCAGGTCAAGGACGTAGCGGGGCAGACGAAATCAGCATTCACCAGCGCATTCAAAAGCCTGGAAGACGTACTGGTCAGCTTTGCGACAACCGGGAAAGCATCCTTTAAGGACTTTGCCGACTCGATCATCGCCGACTTCGCCAGGATTGCGATCAAGTCGAAGGTGATGCCTGCCATTCTCGGGGCTGTCGGGCTTTCTGGTTCCGACCAGGCCGCAGGTGGCGGATCTGGATCTGGATCAGGTGCAAATGGAATGCTCGGCCTGGCCAGTGGAGCCACGAAGCTATACAGCTTTGCAAGCTCAGGACTTGGAAGCGCAGTTTCTTCCGGCTGGAGTGCTGGTAATGGTGTTGTTGGCGGGATCGAGGGTGCATTTAAGGCGGGATCTACCTATGTCAGCGACAGCATAACCAGTGCATTCGCCAATACTTCGGTAGGACTATCATCTCAAGCATCGGCAAGCCTGGCCGCTGGATCGTCTCAGGCTGGTTACGCGAGCATAGGCGCTGGCTCTGAAGCCGCGGCAAGCATGGCAGCCGGAGCATCGCAGGCAGGGTATGGAGCAAGCGCTGGAGCAAGCGCAGGCACTAGCGCAGCGGCCGCTGGATTAACTGCTACTGGAGCTGTCACATACGGCATCGGCGGCGCCATTTCTGGATATTTACAGGCCGGCGTCAAGGGTGCAGTTGCTGGTGCTGGCGGAGCAGTTGCTGGCGCATATGCAGGCGCCGCAATTGGCAGTGTAGTACCAGTCATAGGTACGGCGATCGGCGCTGCAATTGGCGCCGTCATCGGCGGAACTATCGGTGGATCAATATTCGGCGGCGACTGGCAGACCAAGGATCAAGGTCTATCTCTTGGCGTTGAAGGTGGCGACTTTGCTGGCCAGAAGTATGAGTACCAGAAGAAAAAGGGCGGCCTCTTCGGCAAGAACAAGAAACGCACCCGGCTTTCTGCGCTCGATCCTGAGATGCAGGCAGCGCTCGACAACACCTACGACGCCACCGAGAACTCCGTCCTAACCCTGTTTGATCGTCTCAACGTCAAGCTAAACGACGGCGTGCTCGACGGGCTGAATGTCGCCTCCACTCAGATCAGCACCAAGGACAAGACGGCTGAGCAGATACAGGAAGAGATTGCCAAGTGGTTTGGCGGCGTCGCTGACTCGATGGTTACAGCTGTCGACTCGGCGGTTGGCTCAGGACTTGGCGGCCGCACTTTCGAAGGGCTGACCACCTTCGTCAACAACCTTTACAGCGTCAACGATGTACTGGAAAACCTGAACGTCGATCTGTACGACTTCAGTGTGAGCGGCGGCCTTCTGGCTGAGCGTCTTTCGGCGATGGCTGGCGGCCTTGAGTCGTTGACCAAGAACGCAGGCACCTACTACGAAAACTTCTTCAGCGACACCGAGAAGGCGGACGACACGCTCGCCGCAGTAGGCAAGCAGTTTGCGGCGCTCGGCCTGGCGCTTCCTGATACGCGCGATGCGTACCGCGGCGTCATTGAAGCGCTGGACATGACGACAACTGCCGGTCAGCAGATGTTTGTCACGATGACAGGTTTGGCCGGCAATGCCTCACAGGCTTATACGATCCTTGAGCAGCGTGCTACACAGGCTGCTCAAGCAATCGCTGATGCTCTGATGGGGGCGGTTACTGGATCAAACGGAGCCCTGCAGCGAGCTATTGCAGCCGAGCAGAAGAACGTGACCGCGGCCTATAACGCCCGGGTCACATCACTCAACGACATGGCCAGCACGGCAAGCAAGAACGTCAGCGACCTGACCGGTGTCAGCAATAGCCTGGGCTCTGCGCTGAAGCAACTGCGCGGCGACTCAGACGAGACGGTTAAGGCGCTGCGCAACCAGGCTCAGGCCACACTGCAAAGTGCTTTGAGCAAGGCGCGGGCAGGCGGGTCTCTCGCGGAATTTGCTGGGCTGAGCGATGCGCTCGACACCCTCGGAAGCAACAACACCGACCTGTATCGCTCGATGGAAGACTTCCAGCGGGACCAGGGTCGGACTGCCAACGAGGTCGCCGAACTCAACAAGCTGAACGGCAAGCAACTGACCACTGCCGAGCAGACGGTCAAGACCTTGGATGACCAGCTTGAGCAGGCCAAAGCTTCTTATGAGGCGCAAATGGCTCAGTTCGACTCGCAGCTCGCCTTCGCCCAGGCGCAGATGGATGCGCTCAATGGCATTGATAACTCGGTCAAGAGCGTGGCAGACGCCATCAGCGCAATGAACCAGTCGGTTATCGCGGCGCTGAGCGTCACGGGCGGGAAGGGAACCACAAACACCCCAACCAATAACGGCGCCTACATCGACACCATCTACAAGGAGTTACTGGGGCGCAAGGACGGTGCCGACGCTGCCGGCAAGGATTATTGGCTTGGCGAGCTTGCGAATGGGCATATCGGCCTTGATCAGCTCACCCAGGCAATCGCCAACGCAGCAAGGGAGAACAAAGAGAAGGTCAAGGCCGGCTATGCAACTGGCGGGCTGATCTCTGGCCCTGGAACCGGCACCAGCGACAGCATCGTCGCTCGCCTTTCCAATGGTGAATACGTGCTGACGGCTGATGCTGTTCGCACCTATGGCACCGATCTACTGGACAAGATGAACGCCGGAAACCTGCCAAAGTTTGCCAGTGGTGGGCCCGTTGTCAGGAACTACAGCGCAAGCCAAACAGCAGCAATGCTCAGTGGCCCCGGCGACTCTGCCGAGACCATCGCCGAGCTGCGCCAGTTGCGCGCCGATATCCATAACGATCTGGCATTCCTCACCAAGCACATGGAGAAGACGGCCTACAACACGACGCAGATTAATGAGTCCGGCGTGCAGGTCGTCAACACAGTTAAAACGGAGGCCGCATGAGCGTTATGAAGGTCGTTCCACCGGTCGAGATAGCGCCGACGATGCTCGCCAGCAACGTGCCGGAGACGGATAACCCGCTGTGGCTGATCGGCACGCTGTACAAGGTCGGCGACAAGGCAATGCTCAACCATCGCAACTATGAGGCCTTAGTTGAGCACACCGGAAAGAATCCCGAGACCGACACCAGCAGCCCGCCGGTCTGGCTTGATCTCGGGCCAACCAACCGCTGGAAGATGTTCAACAAGCGCGCCGGCAACACCTGGACCATCGGCACATTCACGTCGAACCCCGAAAGCATTGACCTGACAGTGAGGCCAGGAAAGCGGATCAACTCCATCGGACTGGTAGGGGTTCGCGCTGCATCAGTTCAGATTCAGATGATTGTGGGTGGATCGGTGGTTTACGACCAAACCTTCAGCATGTCCCTCAAGGCTGGTGGCAGTTGGTATCGGTACTACTTCGGGGCATTCAAGACGAAGGACAACGTCGCACGCTTCGACCTTCCCCCTTTCAACAACGCCGATATTCGGGTGGTTGCCCTCGCGCCAGGGGGCACAGCCAGGATCGGCATGATGGTTATCGGCATGGCCACAATCATCGGTGTCGCCGTGCACGACACCAGCATCGCCATCGACAGCTTTTCCAGCGTCAAGGAGGACGATTTCGGGAACGTCACGATCATTCCGCGCGGTAAAAGGCGGTCGGTCGACTTCGACATTGTCTTGGCATCTGACCAGGTCTCCAGCGTCCTGCGCACCCTCGAGCCGCTCAGCGACACTGTCGCGCTGTACGTGGGCAGCGAAGGCCTTGATTACACAATTATCGCTGGTCGCTTCGAGCGCCTGGCCATGGGGCTCCCGACCTACGGGCGAGCCGCTTATTCCCTTGAGACAAGGAGCCTCATCTAATGTCAGTTCCGGTTATTGATCTGCTTCCCGATCCACCTTTGCCAACTGATCCAGAGTCTGTATTTGACACAAAGTCTGGCGCATCACTTGTCGCTCAACAGGCCATGATTCCGCAGATCAATGCGTCGTTCGCTTGGGTGGCAACCCAAGTAGCCATGGTTGATGGCTACCGGGTCGCCGCTTCCGGCTCGGCAGATGCTGCTGCGAGCTCGGCCTACGCTGCCAACGGCTTCAAAAATGCCGCAGCCGCGCAAGTCGGGCTTGCGGCTGACCAGGTTGGGCTGGCCGCGAATCAGGTAACGCTGGCAGTTAACGCCAAGAACTCGGCCGAGGCGGCTGCTGCTGCCGCTGGGTCAGCGGCTGGACTTCCATCGCTGGCTGGCAATGCCTACAAAGTGCTTCGCGTAACAGCTAATGGTTTGGCTGTCGAATGGGGCTTGGGGCTGCCATCTGTGACAGGCGTTGCAGTTGGTAAAACATTGGTCGTTGGCGCTGGTAATACAGTCAGCTGGGTAGAAAAGTACAACATTGGCGATACGCTAATGAGTTCTGCCAACCCGGGCGCACTTTGGCTACCCGCAGACGGTTCAATTCGTGCACAGTCTTCTTATCCGGCATTGTTTGCGGCGCTCGGAATATTGGGAAGTGATGTTGGTCAGGCATGGTCAAACATTTCTACCGGTTCCGCTGTTGCGTCTTCACGGGTTGCGTCTGATGAACTAGGAACAGTTATTATTTTAAATAGTGACGGTTCTGTTTCAAGAAGTACCGACTACGGGGCGACTTTCACACTACAACCGACAACAAGGGGTAATACTGCTGGTTTAGGAACCGATGGCGCCGGCACATGGATTATTGTAACGGCGGCCATTGCAGGGACTGCTTATAGAAGTACCGATAACGGTTTGACTTGGAACGCTATAACGCTACCGTCAACATCGGCTAATGGTTGGCAAAAGGTTGTTTACGCGGGTAATAATATTTGGCTTGCGATTGCTTCTAATACTGCAAACGCAAACATTGCACGTAGCGTAAACGGTGGTGCATCTTGGGCAGGTGTTGCGCACGGCTTGGGTTCGGTGACAATTGCAGAAATCGGAGCAGATAAAAATACAGGTGTATGCCTGTTCGCATCAGGAACAACAATTCGTAGAAGTACCGACTACGGGGCGACTTGGGCAACAACTCTAACAACAGCGGCCGCAATTGCAGCAATGGCAAATGATGGCGCTGGCACATGGCTAATGTCAGGCGTAAATGGTTCAACAAATACATACATTAGTAAAAATAACGCTTTCGGTTTTACACTTGTTTCTGGCATGGCCGCGTTTGGCGTAGTGTCCATAACATACGCAAATCTAACATTCTTCTTGCAAATAACGTCTAACCTTTCATATGTTTACGCAGATTCTGTATTTTCTCAGGTGGCCGGGCTTGCCAGTGGTACAACTACCGGAGCACATGCCGGTAACGGAATTTTGATAGCTGGTGGATTTACTGGGCAAATTGCAAGGTCACTCCCGTACAGTTATGACACAGCCACACAATTTAAACTTCCTCGCCCTAGTAATCCGGTTGGGCTAAAAACATACATAAAGGCATTGGCAGCATGATTACACTCTATCGCTGGTCTAGTGTTTCAAATATTTATGCTGGTAGTGTCGAAGTTGACGAGGCCGGCGCACTTCCTGAGCGTTGCACGCCAACCGAACCACCAAAACTCACAGGCGATGAGGTAGCGCGCTGGACCGGTAGCGGCTGGGAGAAGTTGGCGGTCGCCCCAGAACCCGAACCGCCTCCAGCGCCAGACTGGCCCGCGCTGATTGCTGCCCGCCGCTACACCGCTGAAACGGCCGGCACCACCGTCGAAGGCATGCCCATCGACACCGGCCGCGACAGCCAGGGCCTGATCACCGGTGCCGCTCTGGCCGCTATGTTGGACCCGGCCTATTCGGTCCGCTGGAAGACAGTGGCCGGCTTCGTCGATCTGACATCCCAGCAGATCATCGGCGTGGCCTCGGCGGTGCGCGCCTTTGTGCAGGCCAGCTTTGACCGCGAGGCTGTGCTACTCGGTGCAGTGGCCGACAGCTCGATCACCGCCGAGATGCTGGAAGAGGGGTGGCCAGCATGAGCCGATTTGTCACCACGCTGAAAACCGACCAGACCGACCGCCGCACCTACAAGCTGCTCGATGACCTGGTGCTGGCCGATGAGGATCAACGCACGATCGTTGTGCCAGCAGGCTTCATCACCGACTTCGCCAGCATCCAGGTGCTGCACAACGTTTTCCTTTTTGTGCTGTTTGCTTTGGTGTCCGGTTACGGCAACTACGCCGCGACCGTGCACGACTGGCTTTATTTTGGCGGCCAGGTTAGCCGAAAGGAAGCGGACGCCATTCTGTACCGGGCATTGCGCGCGGAAGGCGTGGCTCGATGGCGGGCCTGGCTGTTTTGGGCCGGCGTCCGAATAGGCGGCGCCAAGCACTACACCAAGACCCCGACCCGTTCGGGGTTTTCTTCGTCTGGAGATTGAAAAGACGAAGCCCCGAGGTTGGCCCTTCGGGGCTTCTATTTTCTCCTGTATCCCTTAATGCACGGAGAACGTGGGCGGGATGATATCAACGCCGCCGCGATGAATCACCACAGCTATCGACTACAAATTTCGGCTATTCAGCCCGCCAAGCGCGGGCATTTTTTCGCCTGGAGAAAAGCATGACCGCAACTGAAAAAGACCTCGATGTTCTAGCTCGGACCCTCTGGGGGGAAGCACGCGGCGAAAGTCTGGCCGGTCAGATCGCCGTCGCCTGGACGATCCGTAATCGCGTGGACGACGGCAATGCCAAGTCCTGGTGGGGGGAGGGGTATGCCGGCGTCTGCCAGAAGCCGTACCAGTTCAGCTGCTGGAACAAGAACGACCCGAACTTCGCCTACCTGAGCGGTGCAAAGCAGATCCCATTCCGTGAGTTTGCCCAGGCCAAGATCGCTGCTGAACAGGTTATAGCCGGGAAAGTGCCGGATCCTACCGGCGGCGCCACGCACTACTACGCGACCACCATGCCGAAGCCACCGGTGTGGGTGAAGAGCGCCAAGCAGACGTTGGAGCTCGGCCGCCACGTCTTCTTCAAGGATGTGCCATGACAGCCTTTACTAGGCTCTCCCGAGTCCTCGCCAAATCCGAGGAGGATCGGCTTTTCTTCGAATGCCCAGGCTGCCAGATGGTCCACGGGATTTCCCACGGGCCTGGCCCGGGCCCGCGCTGGGGCTGGAATGGAAATGTCGAGAAGCCGACCTTCACGCCCTCGGTTCTGGTGACCTGGAGCGAACCGAGCGACAACCCTGGCGAATTTGACGATGCCTCCAAGGATCTGAAGAAGGTCTGTCACTCGTTCGTGACCGATGGCCGTATCCAGTTCCTGGGTGACTGCACGCATGCGCTGGCCGGCCAGACTGTCGACCTGCCTGATTGGGAGGATGAGCAATGACGCCCGCCGTGCTGAAGACGGCGGTGGCCGGCGTACTGGCGCTGTTGCTGCTGACGGCGGGCGCCACTTGGAAGGTGCAGGAGTGGCGCTACGGCAAGCAGTTGGCCGAGCAGTCCGGGGCTTATCAGTCCGATCTGACCGCCATCAGCAATGCGGCCTCCGACCAGGTGCGCACTGCGCTGGAGAAGCAGCAAGTCGCCGAAAAGATTCGAGACGATATCGACGCCAAAGCAACCAAGGAGAAAACGCATGACCTCGCTGAGAATGAAACTCTGCGCCGCGCTGTTGCCGATGGCGCTCGCCGGCTGCGCATCGCGGGAAGCTGTAGTGCCAATAGCGGCAACGTGCCCGGTACCGCCAGCACCACCAGCCTGGGCAATGGCGGAACCGTCGAACTCGCTCCAGCTGCTGGACGAGCTGTTTTCGATATCCGCGCCGGGATCATTGCCGATCAAGTAGCCTTGAAGGCTGCGCAAGCGTATATCAAGGATGTGTGCCGGTGATTCACAGCGGTCGACGTTTTTGGCTGTCTGCGTAGTGAAGTCCCGGCTTGGCATTATGCTTGATCCAAGATGGCTGTGTGTCTTCGGTGATTATTGGGAAGCCTTTAGCCTTTCGAAGTGCTTCCGTTTTGAATCCAATTCCAAAATACGTGCAGCCTGCAGAATCCCTCCAGGTTGGATCAATTATTTTCTCGTCTGAACCAACACACCATGCATGTTGAGTTATGCCGAATTTATCCGAAGGTATGGCGTAACCTTCGACATAGGTCAGGCACTGATTGCTGAGGGCCAGCTTAAACGCATTCAAATAGCATTCCCCTGACGACGCCTCGGCATATTGTGTCGGCAGGTTCTGCGGCTCGAAACCGATTCCGAACTCAGCGACTAATGATTGAATTCGTCCCTCTGGTTCGCTCCTGTTTGATACCACAGGCTCTCCACAAGCCTGCCGAATAGCATCGGACCGTTTTTGCCATGGCAATGCTCGGAACTGCGCAGTCATAGATATCTCCCTAATTTTTACTGTGCCTGTGTTCTTTTTTAGCTGAGTGGATACAGCCCCGAATAGCTATCATTAAGCTGGTATAACTAAGTCAAATCAATCCATGCTGGCACGAAAAAGGCACTTGCGTAAACGCTCGGTGCCTGATTTGTACAGCTGTAACTGTTACACGGGGGCTCTCCTATAGCTAGGTTACTCTGGGGCTTTGAGCGCCGTGATTGCACCATTTTTGAGGCTTACTGGAGCGCTGGTTAACGCCGCTGTTAGGGCTTCATAGCCAATGGTCATCAAAATAGCCATTAAAACTGCCCCTGCTGCTCCCATTGTCCATTCAGAAACAGCCTTGGCCTCTTTAAATTTTTTCTCCCCATCACGAGCGCGATTCCACTCATGCTTAAGTAGATCTCTTGAGGCCGAGGTCAAAAGTATTATGTCTTCATGAACATCGGAAAATTTCATGTTTTCAAATTTTGTATAAATTCCATCGATGAGGGTAAGGAATTTTTCATTTCTTTCAAAGTCTTCTAGTTTTTTCTCTTTGTCATTGATTCTAAGGAGGATGCTTATCCTAGCTTGGAGCATCTCGGTATAAAGCTCACTGCGCTCCAGTTTCTTTTCCATCTCCTTCGCTGGTGCAAACATCTTTCCTGCATTATCTTTTCTTATGTGTTCGATTAGTGCATCTACGCAGGAAATATATTTTGAAATTTCATCTCTAAGACTGTTAATCCAATTCTGTCTAAACTCTGAGACTTTTGATTCTTTTGTCGAAATGAATCCAGCGTAGGCAATAGCTCCTGCAATCAAGGCTGCTGAAACAACGCCAATCGGTACAAAGATATTTTCCGGGAAAGCCATTTCCTACACCGTTGCGGTAAATTGATGGCTTAGGTTAATGATGCTGTGCATATGAGTCTACTGTGATTCATTTGACAAATAATTTCTCGTACCACTTTTTGTACCTAATCAGCGGTTTCCAGGGGGGGGGGTAGAGGGGCGAAATACCCCCTCAAGCCCTTTAAAACCCCCAAGCCAAAAACGCCAGCTAATCCGCACAACTCGTGCTGCCCCCAATCACTCCGGCGTCATCATGACCGCGAGCGTCATGTTGATAAACTCTTCATTGCGATCTATTGCTACCAGGGTGCCGCGCCTGGCCTATGTCAGAGAAGTGAGCCGCTGACTCACTGGCGCCTGGCTGCTTCAAGCTCTCTGCGCAGCTTATCGTTCTGGTCGCGCACCATCGACAGACTTTGAATTTCTGCCAGCTGCTCAGTGGTTTCCGCTTCAAGGTTGGCCATCCATGCCCGGTTCTTCTGAAGCTCTGCGGATAGCTGGTCGTTCATCGCGACCAGGCTGGTGATGTTCTCTTTGGCCGCCTGCAGCTGACGCTTCAGATCTTGGATGTCTTCCTCGAGCATGCTCGCGTAATGCTTGACGGTTTCAAGCCGGGTTGGCGTGCCGAGCCATTCGCTGGTGTCTTCGATTTCGTATAGGTCCATGGCCGTGCCTTAGTAATACTGTTTTTATATACAGTAATAGAGGCGGCTGAAATTGGCGAGGGCGAAGCGACGGGGAGTGGTTTACGAGTGGCAGAACGCCGGGGAGGTCTTGGCCAATTCTTGGGCCAGGTTTTCGGGGAAGGGCGGAGCGGTAGGGGAACCCTTTTGAATTCAGCTCATGAATTCAAAGGCCGATCCCCCGCTTAACCCCATGTTGACGTCATAATTAAATGTCGCGTCTACCCTCTTGACGGCATGTCGTCGACCAAAAGGTGCCGCTTACTGATGTTCGACATGATCAGGTGTCGAGAGCAAATCGCTTAATAGTCGGGTTAACCTGGTGGGCGAGGGCGGCTGCTCAGTCGGGATGCGGGCGCAGGAATACCAAGCGGCGTGTATAAGTAGCTGACAATCAACGCGGGTATTCTGCGGCTTGCAATCTCGAGAAGCCTCGTTTCCTCAGGTGACGCAAGAAACGACGAGGTTAGGTGAGCAAGTCCCTTATTGGCGAGTCGGAAGACGGAAAGAAGAGACTGCTCTGCCTCTGCTTCCCCGCCGGGGTGGCGTGAAAGCGCTTGAGTTGGGGAGACGCGGGCAAGGGAGCCGGTTGCATTTGCAAAGAGTTCGATACCGATATCGTCTGGTTTGCGCGGACCAATTGGGTTTTGCAATCGGCCGTTTCTACTCATGTTGAGACCAAGAAACTCTAGAAGTGCTCTGCTGTGAATGACACCTGCCTCGATCGCGGGATTGATGAAGGCATTCGAGTTACCTTCGATGGTGAGTTGATCGTTGACAAAGATCTTCATTGGCTGGGCCTCTTGCCAGCTTGTTTTCAATCGAAGCGCAAGGTTGAGTGTTTCGATGGCGCTGAGGCTGTGCGGAATGAAGCGTTCGAGGATATCTTGATTTTTCATTGAAAAGACCAACTATTAAGAGACCTCAAACGAGGTGTTTTTTTATGAGCAGTCACTCCGGCGTCATCATCACTGCCAGCGTCATCTTGATGAATTCCTCGTTCCGGTCGATTGCGTCCAGAGCTCCGCGAACGTTCTCGGCGACTTCTGCCGCTCCGCGCTGCTCGACCCATAGCGTGAGCTCCATGATGGCGGCTTCCAGGGCGAGCTGGTTTTCGTTGATCTTGAATAGCAGGGAAGGGAGCAGGTCTGAATGGGGCATGGGAATTCCTCCGTGGAGAAGGAAAGCGTAGCAGTGCGTGATCTGGCTTGGGGGGATGTGTGCGTTCGGCAGGACGCCGGAGACTTGGGCCAATTTTTGGGCCAATGGTGCGAAAAGGTGGGGGTTGATGAGGCATGAACCCCCTGTAAATGCTGTCTGTAACCCTCAGAAAACCCCATTCAAAACTGCATGGTGATGTTAGCTGTGGAGATCAATTACCTTACCTATCAATGGGTTAGAGCTGGTCTTTTTTTGCCTGATACCGATTTGATACCAATCTGGAGCTTTTCCAGCTCCGCCCAGTCTGAGCTTGAGTTGAGCCAACGCGCATACGTCGTCAGCAACCTTTGGACACTGTGGCCAAGCTGCTGAGCGATGAATGCGGGGTTCATGTTGGACATTGAGCATATTGTCGCATAAGTATGACGGCAGTTGTACGGTGGTCGATAAGGCATCGCCAGCGCCTGGCGTGCCGGCCCCCACTGGTTGTGCAGATCGGAGGTCTGTTTGGTGGACTCGCTGTTCTTCAACGGCGGGAACACCTGGGGCGTGGTCTTTACCAGGCCGACGCCTTTTGCAGGTCGCACGGCGTACTGGCGGGCGAACTCCAGCGCATGCAGTGCACGTTCGTTGAGTGGTACGAAACGATTTTTCCGGTTTTGGTGCGTTAGCCGGGTTCTTCTTGATCAGCGCTTGGGCAACTGCGGCTTCCAGAGTCGCCGAGAGCTTGACCAGAGCATGGCGACGAACACCCGGAGAAGGCCACGCCGTGGCCGCGCAGGAGGGTGGTGGTAATCATGTCAATGCTTAAACAAACAGCCTCAGATCGAACAGATTGCAATTTGGCGGGTGCACTCTTCACATGGTGCTTCCATTGGTTGGTCATTTACTACCAGGTTTGGCTGCCTCACCTTTTCATTCCGCCATCGAGATCATGGACAACTTGCACTCGCGCGGGGTACGCATGTCCAGTGATGGCTTTGGGGCGGGTATTCCTCGTTGAGTTATCTCAAGAAGTTCAAGATTTTTAAACTCAAAATCGATCAGTCTTTCGTGCGTGATATCGCAATCGATGCCGATGATCGAGCCATAGTCAAGACCATCGTAAAAATGGCTCATAGCGTGGGTTTAATCACTATTGCCGAGGGGGTGGAAACACCACCGGCGTAGTGGGAGTTTCTCAGGGATATTTGTTTAGCCGGCCATTGCCCACGGATCAAATTCCAGAATTCGTCAGGAAGGTCGAGGCTCAGCGCGAGATTGAGGTTGCGGATGCGGATGCTCTTGAACTTTCGGAGCAGAGAGAAATTTGGCAATCCGAATTATTCTAGTAACAGGGGGCGATTCATAGCCAGGGTTGAGGCAGTACCGAATCAGTCCCCGTTCCGCCATTCGGATCACGGGAAACGCACCCCGGTCAGAAGCGGAAGATCCATCTGGCAATAAGTGGACAGGAGCATGTGAAGCGCTTGGCCCAAGTCGAAGCGCGCTGAGGCCGGTCAATCAGGGGGCCCGTAAAGTTTGGGTGGGCTGGCTCTCTAAGCCTTAAGGCAAAAAGGCAGTGGCGATGTTTTGGCGGTACGGGCGGACAGTTTTTCGCGGCTTCGGTTCACTTTTGGTTACAAATTGTGGCTAAAATGCCACCGATCATCGGGTGCCGATAAGCAGCGCCGGCTCAAGGATGTGCCCTCGGGACAGCTTTCGTATTAAGACTCTGCACAAACCCCTGGGCCAGGGCTGCCAAGGGGGGCAGTTTGTTCACTTCTGACGTGTGACGATTTCCGTGAAACTCATTATTGCCGCTATCTATGTTGTCTCCATCGCATACGTCCATCTGCGAGGGCAGGTGCGACACAAGCTGGGCCGCCAGTTGAGTGATCACTCGACGTTTCTGGCCCCGATCAATTGCTTCCTTTATCTCTTCTCGAAGATACCCAACAAACCTTTCCTCAATCCTGCCGACTTTCCCGACCTGAGCCCGTTGCAGGCTCACTGGGAAGAAATCCGCGCCGAAGGCCAAAACCTGTTGCGGGCAGGGGAGATCAAACGCTCGAGCCAGTACGACGATGTCGGTTTCAACTCGTTCTTCAAATCAGGCTGGAAACGCTTCTACCTCAAGTGGTACGGCGACAGCCATCCATCGGCGATGAAACTCTGTCCGCGCACCACCGAACTGGTGCAGAGCATCGGTTCGATCAAGGCTGCGATGTTCGCCGAATTGCCTCCGGGCTCGAAACTGGTGCGTCACCGCGACCCGTATGCCGGTTCCTATCGTTATCACCTGGGTCTTGAAACCCCCAACGATGCCGGTTGCTACATCAATGTCGATGGCGAGAACTACCATTGGCGCGACGGTGAAGCGGTGATGTTCGATGAGACCTACATCCATTACGCTGAAAATGCCACCGAGCAGAACCGTATCATTCTGTTTTGCGACGTTGAACGCCCGATGAAGTATCGCTGGGCGGCCGCGTTCAACACTTGGTTCAGCCGCAATGTGATGGCGGCGGCCGGCGCGCCGAATGAGGCGGGTGACAAAACCGGCGGCATCAATCGACTGTTCGGCAGAATCTACAAAATTCGTCTGCGCGGCAAAGACCTGAAAAAGCGCAACCGCACACGCTATTACCTGGAAAAGTGGGCAATCTTTGGCGGGTTGCTGGCCATCTTCATCCTCGTCTGA